GGAGCGACCCGAATTTCCATTCGCGGCGACAACATCAAGATCACTGCGCCGTCGAATGTCACCGTGGATACTCCGCAGGCGAATTTCACTGGAAGCGTGACTATCGCCAACACCCTGGTTGTAAACGGCGTCAACGTGAACAACCACGGCCACCTCGAAAACAACCCGCCTGATGCCCGGACGAAAGGCGGCATGATTGCTTAAGGAGATTTTCATGGCAAGTTTTGATTTTTCTGATTTAACAGCGGGGGGGGGTTGTAATGGCTAACTACAACTACATCGTCGATACTGGTGTGATAGTCGCAGATACCGCCGACGTTCTGAGCGACGTTGAGGCCGAGTTCCGCGCCGCCCTCGGTGCCAATATCAACTTGGCCGCGAGCACTCCGCAGGGATCGCTTGTCGCGGCCGAGGCCATTGCCCGTTCCAGCGTCATGCGGAATGAAGCGCGAATTGCCAATACCATAAACCCGAACGTTTCATTCGGAACGTTCCTGGACGCGATCTGTGCGCTGATGGGAATCGAGCGCGGCTCTGATCTTTCGACGTTCGGCTATGGCGTCAAAGTGACCGGCCGCAGCCAGACCCGAATTTCCACCGGGTCGCGTGTGCAGACTCCGGCCGGAGCGATTTTCACGGTCATGAGTGACGTTCTGATTCCGGCAACCGGAGTCGCCACCATCGACGTAAAATCGCAGGAATATGGTAACATCCCTCTTCCCGTAGGAAATCTGATCATCATCGATGGAACCATCGGTTGGGCCGGAGCGAAAGTAATCGCTTCAACTCGCGTCGATCCTGGCAGCCGCCAAATGAGCGATGCAGAGTTGAAGAATGCCCGCGTTAATCGATTGGCCATCCAAGGCCGCAACTCGACTATGGCCATCAAGGCGTATGTGAGCGCCGTTCCAAACGTCACGTCGGTGAACGTAATCGAGAACAACACCGGCGCCGTTCAAGTGGTGAATGGAGTCTCGTTTACCCTTCCGTATGCTGTTTGGGTCTGCGTCGCCGGAAACCCGGATAAACAAGCAGTCGCCGATGCGTTGTGGGCCGCCCATAACGGCGGAACTCCATGGGACTATGGTGCGACGAACAACGGCGTCCCGGTGGACGGTCCGAATGGCGTTCCTGTGCGCGATCCGGCGTCCGGTCGAAAGTATGTCGTGAAGTGGACCACTCCAATCATGTACGATGGATATGTTAACGTAACAGTCCAGCAAGGTTCCTCCTCTGTAGCTCCGGAAGCCATTCAGAACGCAGTGGTCAATTACGCCCAGGGGAAAGTGGAAGGAGAAGAGGGGCTGGTGGTGGGCGCGAGCCTGTCGGCATTCGAAGTCGCCGGAGCCATCGCTCGCGAAATTCCCGGCATCTACATCAAACTCTGCCAGGTCGCGTGCGTCGCGGCTGGCTCGCCGGCTCCGGCTCCGGGCGATTTCACTTCGGAATACGTCATGAGCGCATTCGGCCAGGCTACCATTTCCGTTGGTAACGTTCGGGTGACTTTCGTATGACTCTGCCTGCGTACAATTCGGACATCCAACAAGCTCTGAAATGGCTCCATAACCAGGCGCCTGGAATCACCGGCCTGATCCAGAGAAAGGCGCAATGGTATGACAGATTCAGCCGCCAATTCTGGGCCAACTGGGAGCGCGACGTTTTCAACTTGAAGACCGCCAACCCGTTCGGCCTTATGGTTTGGTGCATCATCCTCGGCACGCCTTCGAAAGGGTTCGGCCTTTATCCAAAAAACAGTTCTTGGGCATTCGGTCGGCTACGCCAGAACTTCATCTATAGCGGTACACAAGTTCCGCCACCGGCAGACGCATCGCCTGGCGGCAACTTCTACGGTGGCGGCAATGCCGAAATTCTCAACTTGGACGAAATCAGGAAAGTGCTTCAGCTGAGATATGTAGCGCTGATTTCGAACGGCTCGATTGCATATATCAATCGCATGCTTCGGTATATCTTCAACGATGATGAGCCGTGGGACGAGGCGGCAGGGTTGTACTTCTACCTCATGGACTCGACCGGCGAGAATGGTCCTGTGGAGGATTTGGCCGTATATCGGAAAGATTGGGAAGGGATGGTTTTATTGTATAGCTCGCCCAGGACGAACCATGTGCTGATATCGACCCCTGCCAGCGACGCCGATTGGCCAGGAGTCGATCCGGCCGCGAGCGGAATTCCGGTAACGGTCGAAACGGCGTCCGCTACGGCCCCGGACGGCTCCGCTACGGTGTGCAAGCTTACTAAGCCGGCCGGGAGTACCGCTTACGTCTCCGCGCCGATAGATGGGACGCTGGGGTCCGGTAGCACTGTAACGTTCTCGTTCTTCGCGAAAGCCGGCTCCACCCGTTTCATTGCAATTCAGTCGGCTGCCGATTTCCCCAGTCGAGCCGATGCCGTTTTCGACCTGGATTCCGGGAACGTGATCAGCGATCAGATGTTGGACAGCAGCGTGGTAAGCGCCCGAATGATTCGTCTGGAAAATGGCTGGTGGCGTTGCGTTCTCACGACCAAGACCGTCAGCTCTTCGTTCCGCGCTGCTTACGTCGCTCCGGCAGAAACCAACTTCAGCTGGATTGATTCGAATTCCAGCGCGGCGATTGACGTGCTTATCTGGGGCGCTCAGATCGAACTGGGTGATACTCCAACTGGATACTTGGAGACTACCGGAACGCCCGTAACCATCACCGATTACGTTCTGCAGAGCGCCCAGACCGGAATGGTCAAGTTCACACAGCCTCTTCCGACAGGAGTAGAAGCGTATTGGACTGGAGACTGGAAAGGTGGGTCTGCGACCGAGCCGGCCAGATTCGCAGTAGGGGATGGGACTCAAGATACATTCAATCTGTCCAGCCCTGCATACATCGGCCTACCCACTAGTGGGGCGTTCAAGCTAGAATACAGAGTTGGTCCGGCGCTTAATTTGTCGCCGCAATTGATCAACCTCATGAATGACCGGGCGGTCGGTATCATGCCGACTTGCGCCGGTTGCGATGTAAAAGTCATTCAGGAGTAATGACGTGATCACACCCGAACTGATACCCAGTCCGTTTGCTGCGCAGGGCGACAAAGACCCGATCCCGCAGACCTCTTCCACTGGCTTTGCCAACCTTCGCGACGGCTACACGCCGGACTACGAAATCAGCCTGGCGTCGAACAACCCGCAGGCCAAAGCGGTCGAGCGAAAGATTCAAAACCAACTCTTCTTCATCGCGACCCAGAATGCGCAAGCCTGGCAGCGTCAAATGGCGCCGCCGTGGTTTCAGGGTATGCCCGGTGGGTATGAACGGAACGCCGAAGTCGTGCGCGTCGGCAATGACGGAATCATGCGGCGCTATCGCTCCATGGTGAACGCCAACGCCAGCGATCCTCTCAGCAGTACCACCTGGGAAGAGCAACCCGCCTGGTCAGTTATGCGCACCAACATACCGATGCCGGCTGGCGGCCCCGGCCTGTCTTCGGGCGGCGAAGTCATCACCACCGGCCGCAACTTCAATGAATTGCTGAACGGAACCTGGGAATTTTTCTCTGATGCAATCGTCGTGGCCTCTCAGAACGCTCCGGTGTATCCGGCGTCTGCCGGCGCAGCAGCAGGAATGCTGGAGGCGAAATCTTGGGTGTCCGGGTCAAATACGTTCTGCGTCCAACGCTACACTGATCGCGTCGGAAACGTCGCCGTGCGCGGGCTCAATGCCGGGGCCTGGACCAACTGGATGTACGCTGTAAACGTCATGGCCCTCCAACACGGCCGTGTAACCTATGGAATCGCGGCCGGTCCGGCGAATGCCTACACCTTGACTCTCGTTCCGCAGATCCAAGGTGGTTTGGTAGATGGCATGATCCTTCGGGTCAAGTTCAACACCATGAACACCGGCGCTACTACCATCAACGTCTCCGGACTCGGCGCCAAAGCCATCGTCGGCGCGGCCAACTTCCCTCTCACTGGCGGCGAACTTGGCCAAGGACTCATCGCTGAGCTTGTCTTCGACGCAGCAGGCGACCGCTGGAGGATTCTGGCAGGCGCGCCGCGCATCCAAGTCGGCAACGCCGATCAGGACTACCAGGCGCCGAGTTGGAAGCAAGTTAAAGACTATGTCGCGTCCCAAAAGCTGACTGAAGTGGACTGGGCTGACGTCGTCAACAAGCCGAACGTCGCTATCCAAGACACTACGCCGTGGTTCGCCAATCTGGAGCTGTCCGATGCTCGGCCTTTCATCGATTTCCACTTCAACAGCAATCGCGCCAAAGATTTTGACTATCGGCTGATATCTGAAGCAGACGGATCGCTGGCTTTCTATTCGCGGCAGGGGTCTGCTGGGCCTACCCAGGACATCCTGTTCAACCGAAATTCCGTGACTTTCTTCCAGCCGCGACTCGATGTGGCGAAAAACCTCGCGTACATCGCGAACTCTGGCCCCCTTTGGCAGAACACCACCGCCGATCAGCCCGGTTGGAAATTCACCTTTGCACAAGGCGTGGACGCGAACAACAACGCGGTGATCGCAGTCAATACCACCAATCCGGACGGTTCCTATCGTTCACAGGTCATGCGATGGGACTGGGCGTCCACGAACGTCATATTCAACAACCGTCCGCTCTTCGCCGGTCAATACACCCCTTGGGATTCTGGGAACTTCGATCCGAACACTAAGCTTACGTTGGACGCATTCAACGATAGCCAATACACCAGGATGGTAAACAGCGCCGCGAAGGACGTAGGGATAGCCGCCATGACAGGTTATGGCGACGCGGCTATGTCGTTCTTCAACTATAAGGCTTCGACGCCGACCGGGAATCGTGCTGCTGTAATTTCGTTTGTTCGTAACGGGGCACGAGGCGTTCTGTTCGGCCTGGACACTGACAACAAGCTGAAATGGGGCGGCTATTCTCTAGGTGCCGTCGCGTTCGAGATTGCCGACTCCAACAACCTCATGAGCCTGTGGTCATCCCACGCTGCCGCGCCGAACTGGAACGGGCAGACCATCTGGAGGTCGGGAAACTTCAACCCAGACACCAAGGCGACTTTGGCAGCTCGCAATACGACGTCATCCCCTACAATATTCAGTTATGGGGCGTCCAGAATCGCATCAACCGGACAGGTCGGTGCGTTGGTTGTGGAAAACAACAGCGTCACCAATACCGCAGCCGCCATCACGTTCCATTCGCCGCAGAAATATCAGGTCAACTTCGGCCTGGATGCGGACAACGTGGTAAAGATCGGTGGCGGCACAATGGGCGACGTAGCATATCCCATCATCCACTCCGGCAACTACAACAACTACATCAACCAGGCGCTGGTTCAGGTAGGTCTTGGCGGCGTCGGTTCCTACGCGATCCTTGCCGTATTGGACAGATCCGCGCCGGCAGCGTCCATTGCCCCCGGAACGATCATGGACAGTTCCACGCTGTTCTATTCGTCCTGCGATTCGACCTATCGCAGCAGCGCCAGTCCGACGGGCACCTGGCGCTGCATGGGGTATGTGTATAACCGAGACTCCACCAACGGCGACTCGGCATCCCTATTCCAGCGGGTAACGTAACATGAAATGGACGCGGATCAGAAACCCACGTTGGCTGGACGCGGTAAACATCCACGCCATGGTTACTTTCGAGGGGATCGGGGAAGTTCCTTTCACAGCCAATCCGCACGACGTGGAGGCCCACGGAAGGGCCATCCACGCTGCGATCCTATCCGGGGCGCACGGCCCTATCGCCCCAGTAGACTCGACGCGGGAGCAGGCCTTGCAGGACGCTATACGAGACAGGGAAAAGCGGGCTATCCTTCGCGATACCCGATGGCCCATAGATCGTCACGACGAGCAGAGGCGGCTGGGTATCGAAACCACGGACGGGCCTGGGCTGATAGCAGCCCTTGTTCACTGGAGGCAGCAGATTCGCGATTGGAATAGCGGGGATCGGCCGCGACTTCCCATGGCTCTGAAAACAATGTTCAAAAATCAGGAGTATTGATGAAAATCACGAAGGATGTTCTGATCACCGGAACCGGGTGTACCACGGATCGGGCGATCAAGTGGCTGGATGATGTACAGGCGGCCATGGACAAGTTCCACATCGAGTCACCGCGAGCCATCGCGGCCTACCTCGCCAACATCGGCGTCGAGTCCGGCGGACTGGTAAGTCTGGTGGAGAATCTCAACTACAGCGCCCAAGGGTTGGCCAACACCTGGCCGCGCCGGTACGCAGTAGACCCGCGAGTCCGCCCGTATGTCCCGAATGCTCTGGCGAACCGCCTGGCCCGTAACCCGGTTGCCATCGCCAACAACGTGTACGCGGATCGTATGGGTAATGGCTGTGAGCAGGATGGTGACGGTTGGAAGTATCGCGGGCGCGGCCTGATCCAGCTGACCGGGAAGTCGAACTATTCACTGTTCGCCGAAGACTCCGGCATGGACGTTCTGGAGAAGCCGGAGCTTCTGGAAACTCCGGCCGGCGCGTCGATGTCTTCGGCCTGGTTCTTCTGGCGCAATCGCTGCATCCCCATGGCAGAGTCCAACAACTTCTCCATGGTCGTTAAAACCATCAACGGCGCCGCGCCGAACGATGCGAACCATGGCCAGCTCCGGATCAACCGTTATATGAAGACCATCGCCGCGATCAATCAAGGCTCCTGATATTCGCCCAAAAGAAAAGGCCGCTTATTCAGCGGCCTTTTTGCTTTCCGGCTTTGCCTCTTCAACAATCTTGACTTCAACCGGCGCGGCGGACTCTTCCTGAGTGACCGAATCCACATAGTTCCCTAGTGAACTCAGAACGCCGATTAACAGCGCTCTTACCACCTTGTCCTTGACTGTCTCGCCTATGATCTTGGTCAGAACGGATATTAACTCTTCCCGGAGTCTGTGGCTGATTCTTGGCCGAAAGCGCTTGCGATGCTCTTTGCGTTTCATGTTTAGTCCTCTGTCTGCGGTCTTCTCCTCACCCCGATAATGGCTTGGGGATGCGTTGTGTTAATCGGAAGGGTCGGGCGCTATTATAACCCGTCGAAAATGCTCGCGCTTAACTGTTTAACGATACGCACCGCGATACTAAATCGCCTTCTTTCTGGCCAAGGAACTCTGGCGGCCTGGTCCGGTCTAAGGCCTAATTTGTCGACATTAAAACGAGAAAACCCGGATCGCCTGTAGGACAAGGCGTCCGGGTTTATTTCGATCTAGTGTACGCTAGAATCAGTGGCTTCCGCCCCAACCGTCCAGCCAGCAATCGAAGACGGCGTGCCTCGGCTTGTCCTTGGCGCCATGGGAGAAGTGCTTGAACCGGATGACCTGGCCCTTGAGATACTCCCTGTCATTCCAGCGGCGCTGTTTCTCGTCGTGGGTCAGGCTGGAGGCCGACACGTTGAAAGTGACTCCAGGCCACAGACGTTCGTTGCGGCAGACTAACGCACCGACCATTCCGGACGGCGACAGGTTTTCCGCATGGCTGGAGCGAGCCGTGCGACCCAGTTCATTGGTGAAAGATTCATTATTGTTGTGCATCAGCTCTTCTACGTCGATGATCTCAGCTTCGTCGTAGTCGTAGCGCTTGACTTTCACACAGTACCCTTCCTTGGCCGTCGAGCGACCGAACTTATACAGGCCGTCTGCACGCTTGCCCATGGAACCTTCGAATCCCAGCTCGGTGTGGCGGCGCTCGACTTCGGTGAACTGCTCGATGGAAGTTACCAGCTCCTGCTCGACCAGGTGAATTCTCTCACAGCCGATGCAGTTGCGCAGGAAGTTCACGCGCTCGGCCGCCCTGGACAGGCGCTCTTCGGTCGGTGCGCGATGATCGGTGAAATCGTCGAACACATGGAAAGACCAGTCCGGCTCACCGCTGTGGCGGCGAAGATCGCCAGACGACTTCTGGAAAACTTTCGGGTCGCTGATGTCGCCGCACACCAGCTCGCCGTCCAAGCCGTTGAACAATTTATCACTGAGATATTCATAGATCGACTGGTTAGTCTGCCGCTTTAGGCTTCGAGTCAAAGCCTCCCCTTCGAATGTGAAACAGCGAAATCCATCGATCTTCGGTGAGAAATACATCGGCATCTGGCTTTCCAACAGCTTCGGGTCAAAATTCGATGCGAGCATGGGTTTCATACAGTTCTCCAGAAAAGAAGCCCGGCGAACCGGGCTAAATGGCGGTAAGCCGGCTCAGATGGTTTCGTTGGCGTGGTTCAGTTCGGCCATGATCGACGCATAGCGCTCGTCCGACTCCTTGATGAACACGCCGTCGTACATGACGCCTTTGCGATCCTTGATGGTGTCGTAGGCCGCAGCGTAGCAGGCGAGCATGGTAGTGTCGTACTCTTCCGTCACATCGAACAGAGTCATGACGGCCAAGACCAGGCTCTTGATGGCTAATCCATGATTTCCGCGTGCCAGCGCGCCGGCCAGATGTCCGAGGTGCTGCAAATAGTCGCAGTAGGTGGGATGAACTTTGACAGTCTCGCTGAAGACCGATAGATGATCGAACAGATTTTCACCGAGTTGCGCGGCCATGATCGTGGCAACCACCATTACGTCGCCGATGCCGTCTTTCACCTCGACTGGTTTGTTATAAACCCAGGCTTCGCAAACTTCTGCGAACTCTTCGACCAACTTCAGGAATTGATCCTTGGCCGAAGAGCCTTTGATCAGGTTCCGGTCGGAACCCCATTTAACAACCAGGTCGTGAAGTTCGCGACTCATGATTTGTTCGATATTCATTCTTTCGATTCCTTTTGGATTTGGGATTTGACTGCGTTGATTATGGACGCCGTGCTCTGGCGCGATCCATCCTTGGTGGTGCCGAAGTAGAAGGCCATTACCGACTTCAGCTCGGCGAACCAATAGCCGATGATGGTGCCGATGGCGACCGAGGATGTCGGGTCCATCAGAGCCTCGCGGCCGAATGTGAAGATTGCGATGATGATGAGAATGGAGCCTGTCAGAAGAGCGAATGTGATCGCCGGGCGAACGAAATCGTTCTGCTGCGCCGCAAGCCTCCTCGCAGAATCCCTGTCTGCCGCCTCTGCGGCGAACTGGCTAAGCTCGGCCTGGAGCTGGTTCTGCTCAGACTGAAGGCGATTTTGTTCGGCTTGAATCGCAAGCTCCTGGAGACGAACGCGCTCGGCGCTCTGGAGTTCGGCGAGACGCGCTAGAGCTTCCGGATTCGCGTCTAGAGCGCTAGCGACCGAGGCTGGGTCGGCCTTCGACCCCAGCGCCGTCGCGACGATAGCGCCAACGGCGGCGCCTGCAGGCCCACCCAGGAGCGACCCCATAGCCGGGGCAGCCGCGCCGATCTTACTACCTATGTCTTTCCAGTCCATTTCGACTCCTCAAAAGAAAGGCGCCATTACAGCGCCTTTCTCCGGCCGGTGATTTAGAACTCTTCGGCTTCGGTCGCATCGCCGACGCCACCGGCGTCACTGCGAGGCTGTTCCTGCTTGCTGTAGTCCACCTTCACCTCGCCGCCGACGAACGACTTGTACAGGTCTGCCGCAGCCTTGAAGTGATCCGGGTTCTTCACCAGGCCTTCCAGCTCGAACTGGACGCCGGACCAGCTACCCTTGTCGTTCGACATGCCTACGGTGGTCATGCGGACCAGGTTGGCGAAAGTCGGCGGGGTGCGCAGGCCCTGCGGGGTCTGAACCTTTTTCTGGGACAGCGCGGTCATGAGCTTCTTCGAGGCCTTGATCTGCGAAGACGACAGGGAGATCAGAGCCTGGCCGAAATCGCCAGTGTCCGGATCGATGACGATGACGTAATGACCACGGGTGTCGGCGAAGTAGTCAGACTTCTTGTCGCTGACCGAACCGTCTTCGTTCGGCGCGTACAGGCGTCCTTCGACTTCCTTCACCTTGGTCGGGTCTTTCATCATTTCCTTGAAGTCTTCGACGCTGATGGCGCCCTTGAAACCGCCCTCGGCCTCGCGACCGGCCCAGCGGATGAACTCGCGGCGGTACGCGGCCGGAATGATCAGCAGGCCGGTCTTGCCGTCGTAAACCTTGCCGGTGACGGTGTTCAGGAACATGCCGGCCTTCGCGCCTTCGATGTACTTCGGGTCATCTTCATCGACCTGGGGAGACATCTTCTGCAAAACCTGGATGAAGGGGATGGCATAGGACTCGGCATCGGCGCCTTCGAAGCCTGCGCCGTCATACGATCCCAAATCCATGAAGTCGGGAACTTCGGTAGTCGCGACGGCGCCGCCACCGGTGGCAACTGCTACGGCCTTGGTTTCTTCGGTTGCTTCGGAAGTTTCGGTTTTCTTACCAGCCATGTTAGGCTCCTTGTTTGTCGAATTTCAGTTATCGCTAACTGTGGGTTTATAATAACGGAAGTTGCAACTAAGTAAAGCAAATTACATATTAAGATTTGCTCTTTTTCACCTTCGGTTTCGTGATTTTGGCCTCTTTGTATTCGTGCACGCCGATGAAATCTGGCAGCTCTTCGCCCTTCTCCAAATACTCGCGACCGAACGCCTGGAGGGTCTGGTAGTGGACATCGCGGTTGATGGTGGCGTCATAGCCGGCCTCAATGATAGCCTCGGCCGCCTTCTTCGCATCTTCCATTTCGCCGCGACCGAATTCGGCCAGAACCTTGGTCTTGATGATGCCGTCGTTGTCGGTTTCTTCCAGCCACTTCCAGAACTTCGATTTGTTCTCTTCTTTGACGGAAATGATGGCCTTCGGCTCGACTTTGACCGTGCGACCGTCAGCCAGAGTAGTGGTCTTTTGACCAAGCTCCTCCAGCAGCTCCGGAATGGTGTTGCGCTTGAGGGTTTTCAGCTCCTCTTCCTTTTCGGCCAGCGCCTTTTGAAGATCGAGGATTTCGACGTCCAGCTGCGAAGCCTTGTCCACCAGGTTCAGCAGTCGATGGCCGATGTCGGTGGCTTCGACCGCCATTTCATCCATGACGCCAAAATAGTCGATTTCGCCCGGTGCGTTCTCTTTCAGGTATTCCGGGATTTCAAGCTCTTGCTCTTTCATGTCCGCCTCCAACTTAGTGATGTTCCCTTACTTGAACCAAGTATTGAGTAGATATTATGCCGCATCTTCCTTGATACGGCTACTGATTTACATATTAAATTTCGTCGCGAGTGCTAACGTCAGCCTCAAACACGCCATCAACGACATAACTTGCCAGGTTGCGTTTCCACTCCAAGCTGACCTGGATTTTCTCGTCGATGGAATCCAGACAGATCAGGTCGAAGTACAAAACCGAGTTGACGGTGCCGATTCGGTGATTTCGGTCTTCGGACTGCATCCGCAACTCGTTGTCTTCGTCGGTCGTGTAGTAAATGGCCACGTCTGCGGCGGTGAGCGTGATCCCGATCCCTGCTGCGGCCGGGTTGCCCAGGAACACCTGGACGCGCTTGGCCTGGAAATCGTCGATCAATTTTTCCCGCTCGGCCTCTTTGGTCTCGCCGTAGTATGTGCCAAACGAAATTTCTTGGGCCTCCAGATACGCCTTGATCTGGTCGATTTCCTGAATGCGCATGGCCCAGATGATGATGGAGCGCTCCGGGTCTTCCTCCAGCAGACCCTCCAGAAGATCAGTAAACACGGCGAATCGCGGGTTGTCTTCGGGCGGCAGGATCACCGGCTCGCCATAGACGTTGATATAGCCGGATGCAACTTGCTTGAGCTTCGAACGCGCTGCCGCAGCATCGAAAGATACGTCCAGCATGAAGTCTTCGTTCTTGAGAACGAAGTGGTAGTCTTCTTCCACGCGCTGGTAAACCTTTCGCTGCTCCGGCGACATTTCGAAGTATATGCGCTTGTACACTTTGTCCGGCAGGAATGGGAGTGCTTCCTTCTTCGTAACCCGGAAACTGTGCGGCTCGATCAGGGACCGAAGCTTGTCCAGGTTCCGGAATACCGGGCGCCCACGCTCGTCTTTTTCGACCAGTTGCGGCGGCATGGTTTGCTTCCCTTCCAGCTTGCGCATGATAGCGATCATTCGAGGATCGTCACTGGGAACCAAAACGGAAAATTCGGCCACGAACGCCCGATAGGATTTCGTTCCAAGAATTCCATCGCGCAAGAATTGGAACTGCATGAACAAATCGGTAGGCGCCCGCGTTAGAGGAGTTCCGGAAAGGATGCGACGAGCCACGGCCTTCTCACCCAGCTTTACGATCTTTTTCGCACGCTTGGCTTGCGGGTTTTTGATCCTCGTGGACTCGTCAACAATTGCGCAAACCTTGAAAGTTTCAAGGAATCGCAAGACTTCATCATAGCCAGCCTGGTGATTGATGGCGTCAACGTTGATGGCGAAGACGCGAAGAACTTTTTCATCTGCGAACGTCTCGGCATACAGACGATCCAAGCGCGCCCTGGCCTTTTTGGAAGTCGGTCGGCCGCGCCAATCCACGCTCAAAGTCTTGATCGCGACGTGGGTGGGAATCTCGCGCAGAATCCAGTTGGTGTGGACGCCTTTGGGGGCGACGATGAGCAGCGCGTCCACTCGCCCCTGTAGGAAGAGGCGAACGGCATCGGCCAAAGTCGTCCAGGTCTTCCCGGTGCCCTGCTCCATCAGGTATGCGAAATTCCGTTTGTTCAGGGACGCGGCCAGGGCATTGAACTGGTGCTGCATAGCCTCGGTCTTCATGCCCTTGACGGGATATGTTTTGGCTTTCATTTGTTCTCCAAATCGGCGAGGAACTGAATGATGTTGTCCAGTCCTTCTGCATAGCTCGCAACTTCCACCAAATCGCGGCTGTTAAGCTCGAACAAATCGAGCATAGGATTCAGCAGCAGCCAATCGGTTCCGATCTTGGCAAGGACAAAGCCCCGGCCGCCCCAGCCGATCCGCTCCCGAAGGAATGGGATTTGCCCAGGCTCGAAACATCTGGCCATTGGGCAGGTGGAGGCGCGTTTCGGCCACTCCTCCAAAGCCTTGAACTCGATCCAGAACTGGACGCCTCGACGATTCAGGCAAATCGAATCGGACATACCAGACCGCCGCGTCTCCAGAAAATCGATCAGGATTCGGCCGAGCGAGCGCTGCTTAAACGCATTCGCCGCTTTCGTCTCGCGATCATTCATCGCCTTCGCCCTCTTTGGAAACTTTCTCTGCTTGCGCGGCCAGCTTTGTTTTTTCGCGTTCGGTCAATATCCGCTTGACGGCCTTCACGATGAACATATCGATTCCGCTGAGCTTCCAGCCTTTGATGAGGAACCAAGAGCCTGTCGGCGTTCCTTCAGCAATCTGCTTTCCGTATTGCAGATATTTTTCAGGCCTAATTCTGAAACGTATCGGCTGATCAACCGAGTCGTCAACACACATGATGTCGAGGAACTGCGACTGGCCCTTGTACACCGGGTTTTTCCCTTGATCTGCCCTCTTCTTCTGGCGAATCGGTTCGTTCTCATCAGACAGAACTTTTTTCACCATCTTGACAATGACCAGGCCATCGTCTCCATCGCGGATATCCCGAATGTTCTGGATGGGGTTTCCGGAAGTTACTCCAACCAACTCCGGATTGTCATAAGCATGACCCCAGAGCGTGTGAGCTTCGTTCAAATCTGCGAATTGAACTTCAGAATTCGACAGACTCGCGGCGACTTTCTCCCAATCCTGAAGCGTCTTCAGGTGGGTTCCGGCCAGCTCTTTATATTGAGCTTTCAGCTCCCTAAGATCGACCTTTAACTCCTTCAGATCGGCCTTCAACAGTTTTTCCAGTTCTTTGTCTTGGCTGATTTTCGCCGAAAGAATCTGGGCTTCCAGCGCTGCTACATCAGCAGCCTTGTCCTCAACATCCTGTGCCGATATCGGGCAATTGGCCAGGGCGATCCTCGCGGCCTTGACGTCATCACGAAGGCGCAGGAACTTCTCTGCCTTCGCCGGGCCGAAGCCTTTGGCGTTCATGATGCCGCCGATCAGGCGTCCGTCCGCCACTACCCAGTTAAGTTCGGAATGCTCCGGGTCCAGGGCCGTATATTCTACGCCTTCCTTGGCCAATTCGCGAAGGATGGACACAGTTTGCTGGTCGTCTTTCGCCGCCCGAAGACACGCGGCCGCGTATTCCAGGCGATGATACCGCTTCATGTAGCAGGTCCAGTACGTCACCACGGCGTAGCTGACCGAGTGGGAGCGGTTGAATCCCCAGGCGCCAAATGTCACCATCTCCTGCCATACACGGTGAGCATCGTCCGGGGCGACGCCTATGGTCTTGGCGCCCTCGATGAACAATTCCCGGCGCTTGTTGAAGAACTCTTCGCCCTTTCGCGCAGACATGGCTTTCCGGATTGCCGACGTTTGTTCCCAGTCGAACTGGCCGATGTCCTTGACGATGGACATGATCTGTTCCTGATATAGGAAGACGCCGTACGTCCCTGACAGATATTGCTCGACCTGCGGAATGGTATAGGTCACAGGCTCGCGACCGGCCACGCGCTCGATGTACTTGGTGGCCATGCCAGAAGACAACGGACCCGGACGGGCGAGCGCCGTGATGTGGTCGATGTTTTCGAACGCGGTGATATTGATCGCGTTCGCTACCGAGCGAACGGCCTGCCCTTCGAACTGGAAGATGCCGGACATTTTGTCTTCATTGAGGACGTCCAGAACCGCCTTGTCGTTCAAAGGCAAGTCGTACAACTCTTGCGCGGTCACGCAGTTCGCGTCCTGGATGACTCCCAGAGTTCGAAGGCCGAGCGCATCAATTTTGAGAAGATTCAGATATTCCGAATCGGGCTTGTCGAGCTGCGCGACGCCTTCAGAAGTTACCGTACAGAAGTTGATGACTTCATCGTTGCAGACCAGGATGCCTGCCGCGTGGACGCCAGAGTGGGATGGGTGAATTTCGAGGTCGCCCATGCAGGCGGACGCGATCTCATACTTTTCGCGGAAGTCGCGGCCGGGCTGAGTTTTTTCGAAAGTATCCTCCAATCCTTTTCCATATCGTTCGTCCGCCGATGTATATTCGATGATCGAGTTTTTGATGTTGTCGGTATCGTGGAAGGGGATGCCGAAGCGCTTTCCGACGTGAGCGATAACCGATGCGGCCTTGAGCGTGTTAATGTTACCCAACTTCACCACGTTCCAAGTGCCATACTTCTGCTGGAGATATTCGAACACTAGATAGCGATGGGTATCGGCGAAGTCGATATCTATATCGGGAAGATCGGACCGGGAAATGTCGATAAAGCGCTGGAAGAGAAGGCGATGAGGGAGCGGGTCAACCTCGGTAATGCCAAGGAGATAGCAGACCAAAGAGCCGGCCGAAGAGCCGCGAGCTGGGCCGACCAGCATATGCTTCTTGGCGAACGCGACCAGATCTGCCACGACCAGGAAGTAGCTGTCGAAATCTTTCAGCTGAATCTGCTTGATCTCTTCTTGGAATCGATCCTCATACTCCTGGGTCCATTCCTTGATGTGGCCGCGACTGAGACGGTAGGCTTGCCCCTCGCGAGCCAGCGCGACGATATCCCCATCCAGGTGGATCATAGGCGCCTTCGCCAGTTTCACATCCGCCAATTGTTCGACTACCGCACGAGTATTGGCGGCGGCGGCATCGAACTCTTCGCGAGACATGATGTGGCGTAAACGGCTCCACAACTCCTCTTCGGTGGCGATGTGGCGAAGGCCGACCGATTCCCGCACCTTCCAGGCCGACGCGAAATCAGCATGGTCGATGGACGGCATGTCGTTGTAAGAGGTAATTACCACCGGCTTTCCGAATGCCCTGGCCGTCTCCATAGCGCCGTGCGCGGCGACCATCGACGCGGGATTGATGTCAATGTAGTCGATTCCGGCCAGATCCAGATGGGCATAGGCCTCGCCAGCGAATTTGATGACGCCGTCAGCTTCCTGGAATTCTTGCGGAGTCAATCCTTGATTCTGGACCGACTTGGAAGTCAAGCGGTAGAACTTCTTGGTGTCCTTGGCGAGCACCCAGGCTTTGAGCTTCAGCTCTTTCTCGCCATCGTCGGCGCATTTGATCGGGATTTCCATGCCGAATCCGCGAGGCAGTTCTGCCTTGGCAGCGGCTTGTTCCCAACGGACGTGGCCCCATGTTCCATCATCGACGATGGCGACGAATGGGGATTCGATCTCTTTGGCGCGCTCGATGATCTCCGGGAATCGACCATATGCGGCGCCGTAGGAGTAACCAGAGCGAACGCGGAGCTGAGGGAAAGACATCATGCGGCCTCCATTGCTTGATACGCCCGATACACTCCCATGCGCTTGCAGACTTCGTGGAGCAGCCGCACGTCGTCGAGCGCCCGGTGTTTCTGTACATATGGGCCGCAGTAGTGCTCATAAAGATGTTGCAGCCGCATGCGGTGGCCGAACAACGGCGCCGACTCTTCCACAGTACAGATATCGAGCGATGGGAAATTGACTTCGTCCAGGCCGAACTTGCCGCGAGCCAGATCGCAGGTCAGCATGAACTTATCGAATGGCAGGTTGTGGGCAATATTCGCGTCGGCTCTGGAAAAGAAGTCGCGAACTTTCTGGCGCTGATCGAGGAAAGATGGGTGCTTGATCAGGTCTTCGTTCTTCAACCCGGTGATCTTGGTGATGATTTCCTCGATAACGATTCCAGGATTGCAGATGAACTCTACTTCATCCAAAATCTTTTCGCCATCAGTTATCACGCCGGCGAATTCGATGATTCTCGGCTGCTTTCTCAGACTCACCCTTTGGTGGAACGGGAGTCCTGTGGTCTCAGTATCCCATACAGCGAATATCATGTTTGTTCCCTCTTATGTCGAAAGGCCGGCTGCTTTCGCGACCGGCCTGAAGAGTATACCGCGACGGCTGAAGATTTACGCCTTCTGTCCGTCTTTCGGCGTGATGCGGCCGGAGCGCATGGTGGCGTGAACAAACGCCGAATAGTTGATCGAGTCCAAGGCCGAATCGGCATCCTTGAACCCGCTATTCGCCAGGCGAGTGAGTTTACCCACCATGTGCATCACGAACAGGGCGAGTCGATGATCATCGGCGGTCTTCGCCACCAGGCCGTTCGGGAAGAGGATTTCCATGATCTTTCCGTACATCAGATCATTGCGACCATAGGTGCTCTGGCGGGCGCGGAAGACTTCTGCTGCGGCGTACAGATTGTTGAGAACATCTTCCGCGAAATCATCTGGATGGGAATCATCTTCGCCCGGCCAGACGGATTCCATGGCGAACGGCGCGGCGTCTTCGGTCGGGTCTTCGGACTGAGCCGTTTCAGCGAGCGGAGACGGGGCTTTCGCAAACGCCTCGTCGAGGGTAGGGGCGGAGTTCGGGGCGGCCGGGAACGGCTCGCCTGCCATGTCGTTGGGCGCGCTATCGGGGTCGCTATCGGCCGCGACGGCGAAGAACGGCGCATCGCAGCCTTCCAGGTTCAGGATGTAGGAGTCGATCCCCAGGCTATTGTAGGCATCGATGATGTCCTGGCGATCATCGAACGCCGCGACGATCTTGGTGACGCCTTCGATTTTCTTCAGGATGTCGAGCGCGACTGCCCGCTTGAACTGAGGTGCCGGCTCGGTGTTACCATACGGCCGCATGATGAGTTCATACTCGCGATGTTCGGCGATGCCGAGTTCGCGGTGGAGCTTGGCCCTGGTCTGGAAAAAGTGGTTGTCGGTTCGGCCGGTGACGAAGAAAATCATGAGGTCGGCGTCGATGGCATTCCTGATGCGACCTACAGCGTGCGGGTTGAGAGTGTCCTTGTCGAGACGAGAATGATACTCGTCCCATTGCCGTTCCAAGGCGAAGCTCTTGCGGTGGCTATCGTCGAATACGCAGCCGTCCAGGTCGAAGATGATGATGCCATTCTTTGGTTTGCGTTCCATATTCAGATTTCCTTACTGGTTGCTTTCTGGGTGACGGTTTTATCGATGAACGTCCCATCAGAAGTGAGGCGGAAAACTTCGCCATTCTGGATGAAATCGAACGATTGCACGTTCATTGTGATGCGAATGGATTCGCTGCCGTTGGTCACTTCGACTTGTGCGATGTCGCCAACTTTCTCGACAATGATCTTCATGTTACATGGACTTCCCATTGACGGCCACAGGGTTGGCCTCTTGTTTTTCCGATCCCCAGAAATCGCGGCGCAGTTCTTCCTGCTCGGCCGAGCGATCCATCCAGGGGCGATAGAACTTGCACTGGTAGATAGGTTCCAACGGAACATCAATCACAGGAATCTGACCTGGCTTTGTCTCCAGAGCGGCCATGAACCGGTCATAGGATTTCTGCTGGATTTCCTCTTCATTCATCACCTTCGACCCATAGCGCGGGAAGGCGCAGGAGCCGGTGGCGACGCAGTGCGGCTGGAGCAGGCTGTCGAACATAGGATAGACTTCCAGAACCAGCCGGCGCATTTCGCGGAATACTTCCTGATATTCACCCTGGGTCCGAACGCACAGGCGAACTTTCGCCATGTCGCTCAGAGTGCGCAGATTGAACTTGGCCGCGATCTTCGTTTCCATGTTGGAAGGGATGATGGCACGAGCGTCCTGGAGCGACGCGCCGGCCTCCAGAAGCTTCTGGTAGCTGGTTTGCGCGTCGGCAATGGCGTCATGCCACAGACGGTTCAGCTCTTCGCGGACATGGTAGGTCGGGTCAGGCTCGCCATTTACCGTAGCCGGTTCGTCGAATTCCCAGCGGAAGGCTTCCGGCTGAACGACGGCGCTGATTTCCAGGGCGCGACTGGTTTCCTGCTGGTAAGCACCGGTCCGCGTCCGGACGAGTTGGTGGGTAAAATTCTTGCTTACGCCCTCGATCTGGAAAATGAAGTCCACGAATTCGAACGGCGAGCGAATGGTGTCCAGCATGTACTTCCAGTGGTCGAGCTTTTCGGCTTCGGTCATGGTCGCCGGGTCTTGGCCGCGCATGCGGGTGGATTTCGTCCCCAGGAGGAGTTCCCAGGCGTTCTGGGTGTAACTGATCAGAGAAATCTTCATCAGAAATCTTCCGGAATTGGCGTGAAGGTGAATTTTTCTGTGAGAGCAAGTGCCAGGCCTTGGGCTTGCTCCTTACGAAGTCCATACTGCTCCATCTCTTCCTTAAGCAGTTCGCAGGCCTCCAGACGAGACTCATACTCTTCAGCCTCATGAACTGACGAGAAGACGGTTCCATCAGAGGTTCTGTATACGAGTTCAATAGCCATGATCGCCTCAGTAGCAGCGGATGATTTCGGCGCGGATATCTCGACGGTCGAGGTAGTGCTCACGAATCTTATCGCGGGCGCGCTCGGCCTCTTCTCGACTGCCGAACGACAGGTTGAACGAAGTGAAAGGCTTATCGTCCAGTTCAGCGCCGGTTTGATACAGGATGCCTACCAGAACGAAAGACGGCGCGGTCTTCGGCTGCTGGTCGGCTTGCATTTCGAGTTCGAGGAAGGACATAGGAACCTCTTCAGGATGGTCTGGTGCGTACATTAATAGCGCTCCTGCTGAGCAGCTACGGTTTCCGGCTCGTAGATGAGCATGTCAACGATTTCCGGGCACTGGCCTTTCACCCAGTCGATGGCCGCGACCAGTGTGGTGGAAGCGGAGAAAGAGAAAGTGCGGTAAGACTCATGGATGTACGGAGACCCCATAGAATCGCGCTCGGTGGTGCGCGAAATGACTGCTTTGATATTAATGATCCGGCCCATCTTCGGCCTCCACTTTAGCGATTATATCTGACAGGCTTAACTTCTCGCCATTCAGGAAATAACTGGCGCGAAACTTCCTGTCGCCCTCTGGCCCGACGATTCGGGCCGTTATGGTGAGACTCCCGCCGCCAAGGGCATCGGTGTCCCGGAAGAAAGCTAGCAGCGCCCGCTTGAGCGCTGCTTCGCGAGGATCGACGGCCATTAACCTACCACGTTCCAGCCGTGCTGAGCGCACCACACGGCACCAGCCCCTGCAGGAAGGCTATTCAGAAGGAACACAGGAGTCAGGCGGCCGTCCTCGGTCATATGGATGAAGTAGCGGGCGCCTTCACCGAGCCACTCGGCCTTGGCGATAGCGCGTTCGAGATTGGCCTTGGTGGCGTAGGTTTTGGTGTGGTTCTTGTCGGTGGAGAAGGTTACTTCGCGGGCCATTTGTCGATTCCTTTTGGTTGAAGGGGTTCGCGTTTCGATGAGGGAATATTACGCCCACCTGATCCAGAAGTAAAGCACTTTTGTAAATTACTTCACGAACATTTTCTTGGCCTTCTGATAAGACGAAGAAGTCATCAGGCGCTCGATGACGTCCATGTCCGAAACCAGATCATCCAGAAGGACGTTGCGCCAGGTAGCGAACCGGCCGAGCGAGAAGATGCCAGCCTCATGGGTGAGATTCCAGATCATGGATTCGCGCTCGTCGCGACCGAGCGGAATGATTTTGCCTTTGGTCTGGATGGTCGGCTCGCCATCTTCGATGAGCTGTTTCCTTCTGATGCCGAAGGCCGCGCAAACGTAATCCATATCCCAGTCGCTGTCCCATTCGATGGTTTCGATCTCACCATCAGCGTTCTCCAAAACGCCATTCGCGACGGATTCCACGATCAGAGTATCGCCGGTGATGGACGCGCGAAATGTCCCGAAGTCGGGACTGGGGAAATAAACGGTCTGGAAGACGTCACAAGGGATGGAAAGCTTGTATCGACTCACGATGATGGATGTTCCTTTACCGAATGACGGGTCGATACCCAGGTCCATCCCCGCCGCAGCCAGGTTGGCGCGGAACGGCGCGGTGCTTATGACATTCACATGGTCATCTTGCCGGCGAAGGTACTGGAAGAAAGAGGCGTCGAAAGGACGACTCCAAGTGATGCGGTTCGCCAGCTTGGCGACAAGCTGCTCATAGTAGTCTGCCGGCGCGATCCATCGTTTTTCAGTCGCCAGATTCCAGATGGACCGATCCGACAGGCCGCCTGTCACTTTCCTTGAGTACATGTTGCAGTAGTCGATGCGCGGCTGGGAAATCAGCTCGTCGTCCATGTAGATGGCTTTGTGTACAGTTACTTCGCGGAACGGGATGCCGGTGAGTTGGCCAATTACTGGCGAGCGGAACCGCAAGAGTGCGGTGTGGCGTTCCTTATTCTCAGGCGTCGCCGCGTCGATGATTTGGGCTTGAGGAAAGCGATGCGCGGCGATCAGTCCAGCGAGTCCGGCACCTACGATGATTACTTTCTGATCAGGAATCATGATTTGTTCCTTCTGAATGTACAAAACTTGAGAGGATAAAAAAGGGACCCATTTTCATGAGTCCCTTGAAGAGCTAGACGATTCAGGCTCAGAGGAGCGGCGGCTTACTCCTCCTCACCTTCGGAACCATCGGCGCCCTGATCTTCACCGCCGTGCTCCTGGCCTTCGTCATCGGCCTTCTCGTCATCGCCCTGGGCAGCTTCGTCTTCCTTCGAAGCGATGGCAACCAGATCTACCCAGCCCATGATTTCCAGCTTGCTCAGGTAGCTGCGGACCGAGGTGCCATAGAGAAGATTGGCCACCTTATCGCCGAAGGATTCGATTTCGACCGGCTCACCAACGGTGCAGTGCTCGTTGATGTATGCGAACACCTTGCCGCGAGTCGAGAAGGCCTGCGGAGTGCCATGGCCGTCGCCGGTCGGGATGAAGTGAGTGGCGCGGGGGCGACGCGAGCCGTTGGACTTCAGGTCTTCGCGGCGGGCTTCGGCCTTCTTGCGGCGCTCTTCCTGCTCTTCCTTGCGGCGCTGCTTCTCGGCTTCGCGCTCAGCCTTCTTCTGCTCGGCCAGGCGCTTGCGCTCTTCTTCGCGAGCTACTTTCTGAGCTTCCTGGGCGGCCTTCTTCTCTTCGGCCTTTTTGGCGCGCTCGGCTTCCTTCTCGGCCTTCTTCTGCTCGCGCTCGGCTTCCTTCGCCTTCGCCTTCTCGGCCTGCTCGGCTTCCTTCGCCTTGGCCTTTTCAGCACGCTCGGCCTCCTTGGCGGCGGCCTTTTCCTTCGCCTTCTCGGCGCGCTCGGCTTCCTTCTTCTCGCGCTCGGCCTTGCGCTTCTCTTCGCGCTCGGCTTTCTTCTGTTCGGCTTCCTTGGCATTGGCCTCGGCCTTCTCGGCGCGCTCGCGCTCTTTACGTTGACGCTCGGCGGCCTTCTCGGCCTTGCGCAGGGCGGCTGCTTGTTCCTTGGTCAGCTCTTCGCCTTGGGTCTGTTCGTTCTGGTCCATGTTCTTACTCCGGGAATGTTTGAAAGGATGGCTTATTGGCCTGTGAGAGGATTATCTCTAAACTAATTGAAGAAGGGAATACCTTCGCCTGAACTTCTCTAAATATTTTTCTTTCGGGAAAGTCCAGACTCCAGGGAACTTATTTATGTTAGCGAAGTTTTTAACTCTTACGCAAAAACAACAAGTATTCAATTGCGCGAGTTATGCCAGTATACATCAACTGGCTGTAAGGAATTGAAGGCAAGTTTTCTTCCAACATTGCGACCCGCTTCCATTCCGATCCCTGCGACTTGTGGAACGTCATCGCCCAGCCGAAGTCGAATCCGCCAATAGCCTTCTGCGCCTCCAGCCGCACGTCTTCCTCGGCCGAAAAACTCAGAGGATTGAACTTCACCCAGCGTTCATAGTTCGTGCCGATAATGCGAACTTTGGCGAACAACATTTCATCAGGCTCGTCGTCATCCTCTTGCCCTTCAGGAACTGGCTTGAAGTCCAGCAGAATGGCTTGTTCGCCATTCATGATTCCATATTCGTGCTGGTTCCCAGTGCAAACCAGCTTCTCGCCGATTCCCGGCTGCGCACCTTTGTAGCCGAGGATTCGCCGAGCGCGTGCGTTCAAGCGGCGGCGAGTATTGTTGTAAGCGCAAAGAATCACACCATCGTTGTCCAGGAACGTCCGCATTTCATCATCCGACATATCGAAGCCGGCCCGGACCAATATGTCATCATACTCGCGGCATGGCAAGCGCTTGCCCTGGCGAACAAACATCGACGCCCGAACGATATTGCCGGCGTTGCGCTCGATTTCGGTCATGATGGTATCACAACTGTTCTCGTGGAAGATCTGGACACCGCGCACAGGAGGAACTTGGCCAAAGTCACCAATCTCCAGAACCGGAATTCGGTGCGACAGCAAGCGCTCTTCATCCCACTCGCCGATCATGGACGACTCGTCGAGCACGACCAACTTCGGCTTCTCGTCGAGCGAGTCTTTGTTGGCAAACATGATTTCGCCGTCTTCATCTTCACCAATCGGCCGATAGATGAAGCTGTGGAGGGTCCGGGCATTGGTGCAACCCTTCTCGCGAAGCCGCGCTGCTGCTTTCCCGGTTGGCGCGACGAAGACTGTCCAGTCCATCGAGCAGCAAAGTTCGGCGATTATCTTCGCGATGGAAGTCTTACCAGTTCCGGCGAAACCAGCGAGTCGATAGACCTGGCGGCGGTGCGCTCGATCACACCAACCGCGATACCAGTCCACAACGGAATTGATCGCGTCGATCTGCTGACTGTTTGGTCGAAAGCCGAATCGCTCTTCGATCTGATCGACGGTGAAGTTAGATGCTGACATATTTGCGTTCTCCAACGCTAGGTTTAATGGAATCGAGGCTCAGTTTAAGCACGCCGTCCACAGACCAGCCAGTGCTACGACGATACTTGCGGCCTTGCGGATCGACATAGAAGTTCTTCGTGCGCCGCAGCAGAACATAATGCCAAGCAGCTCCAAGCGCGTGGACCCTTCCTTTATACGGGAAAGCCTTCGCCTGCTCTGCGGCCTCTTTGGCCCCAGGGAGCCAGCGGACGGTCGAAAGGACCAGGACCGCCCCCTTAATAGCCTGGGAAGCGGCGCGGCCGTCCTTTGGGCTATAGCGATGTCTATCGAAGTCTACCCAGTGGTGGTTGCCGCGCCGGAGCTTGACCGTTCGGGATCGCCCCTCGAACACCACAGTGCCTTCGTGAGTTAAAATATGTTCCGCCATCGAATGTTCCTTTATAACGTACAGTTATGCTTTACCTCTGCGCAGGAAGAGTATACTATCAGCTGACTCGCCAAAGCGAGCGAATTTAATCCAACTTTACTTCGGCAGGAAAGTGGCCGATACTAGCGCCGCCGCCTGTACTGCCCTCCAAAACAGAGGATACATTAAATGCAAGAATGCAAGATTTCCCGCGACCAACTCCCGGTCGGTAATCCGAATCCCAATGTCGACAAGACCCGCGACCCGAACCTGAAGCCCGGCTTCCTTCGCCGAAGCCGCGAGCTGGACCCGGCGCTGGCCGTTCGCATTCGTCGCGAGCTGATCCACGCCGAAGCATCCGACTTGGCCAAGGCCGGATGGGTCAATTCACAGTCCAGCCTTTATGGATCGAAAGCCTTCCCGCGCCATTCCGTCGTTCGCGTTACCGGAGTTCCGGAAGATGGGGCTTTCATCGGCATGCTGATCGGCTTCATCGAGCATCGCGAGCATGGCGAATGGGCGGTCATGGAAGCCGGAACGAAAGAAGGCGGCGCAGTCATCATCCCGGTCAATCACATCATGCGAGCGTCATTCGCCGAAGCCGAAGAGTTCGCCGAAAAGTGGGAGCGGAACTTGGGCTGGCGCCTCCTGCGACAGCTCCGCGAGTGCGGCGCCCTGGCCGGGACTGAAGACGAGTTCCTGCGGCGGATCATCAATCGATACGTTCGTGATCGCACGATCCTCGATCACCACAAAGTCGGCGCGGACAAAACCTATACTGATGCAGTACTCAAAAGCATCGGCGAAACATGGCCGAAGATTCCTTCGGGGAAATTCGTCGGACACCGAGTCGCGCAGCTCCTGATCGGCCACAAGCTAGGTCGAGCGGGGACCATCCTGAATGACCTGGTGGACTTCCTGGAGAAGTTCGCGGCCGGGCGCGATAAAGTTCTCAACATCACCATCTGTAATTGAGGTGAATGGCATGTATAATAAACCGACTTTGAATCACCACCATCAAACCGCATTGTTATATCTGTATAACAATCCCGATCAGCCGGCCTTCACAGGCCCCAACAATCAGGCGCTAAATGAACTTCGGCAGATGGGGTATGTAAAGGCGAAAAAATTCGAAAACTGGGCAGGCACCGGCCATCTTAGGATGGAATGGACGCTCACCAAGGCCGGGATTGAGCGCGTCGAAGTCGGGTTTCTGGGGAAGTGCGCCGCTTGCAAGGGAATCGGTCAGACGTTGCTTCGGGGGAAGTGTACTGTTTGCAATGGCCGCGGCCAGGGGTGGATCAGCGAATGGTCGCAGAAGCCAATCGAAGATAATCCTCAAATTGCCCCTAAGTTCGAAAAGACCGATGCGAATAGGCTTGCAGACGCCATTGAAGAAATCGGCCGGCTGGAAAAGGCACTGGCCGAATCCGAAAAGCGCGGGAGCGAGCTGGCCGCGAGCTATTGTGACGGCGTAGTCGGCGATGAATACGGCCATCCTTATTGTCGTTATAAAGTGGAACGCGACGCCGCCTTGGCCAGGGTCGCGGAGCTGGAAGGGAAGTTGACGGACTGGGTGCACGAAGGGTTCCGGCTCAACGAGGCGCTAGCGGTCGCCAAGGCTCAACCCAGCGTGCCGGAAATATCTGGCATCGGTCGCGATGCCGAACATCCCAGAGCTGTAGTGCTGTATCTGCGTAACGAACCCAGCGATGAAGATATGCGAGCAATTCAGAACTTTTTGCGCGCCATGGCCGCCCCCGCTCAGCACAGCGTGCCGAAAGCATGGCTCGACGTTCAGGCAGAGCGCCGCCGGCAGGTCGAGGCCCAGGCGCTAAGGCAGGAAGTCGCAGCACTGCGCGCAAGGGCGGATGTTGTGCCGGAGGTGTTCGGGCTTGAGCGGTACCGCGTAGAAAAAACTGGGAAGGGTTTCTGGCCATACTGCGTGCGTGCGGGGGATGGAACGCGTGAACTGTTCGTCGGCCACTTGAAGCAGTGTCAGCGGGTAGCGACCGAATTGGCTACGGCGTTTGAAGATGGGAAGTTTATCGCCGCGCCCGGCAGCTCGGCTCAGCACAGCGTGCCGGAGGGGTGGAAGCTCGTACCGATGGACCCGACATCGCAGATGACCTATGTCGGTCAGTCCCTGCGTTATGACGCGGTAAACAGCATCGGCGAGATTTACCGGCAAATGCTCGCCGTAGCTCCCTCACCCATCGATCCGGCCGCGCATCCTCAGCCGTGCCAGCAACCACAGGCCCATCCTGCCCGCTGCGGGTGCGAGCGGTAAGTGCCAAGTAAGGAATTCATGTAATGGAACAGAAGAAACCTTCACCAGTAGATGGAGTCATCATGACCAGCCTCGACGTTCTCCGGAAAGCACAGCCCGAAGCCCAGGACGAGTATGCCGTGTCCATGTTCGCAACGGCGATCCGCCAGAAAATGCAGCGCTCCCGCGATAAAGGCCGAGGCGGCTGGATCGACTGCGACGAAGATATTCTGATCAACGGATTCGCCGAACATGCGCTGAAGGGAAATGAGAACAACCTCTTGGACCTGGCGACGTTCCTGATGTTCATGTGGGTGCGCGGCATCGACGATGCGAAGATTCCCCCGGCGCTCGAAAAGGCGCGGCAGCACAAGATCATGGAAGCATGGAGTCGGGTCCACGAAGATGGACTAAACTCCGCCAGAAAGGCGAGTGCTGCGCGACAGTTCGTGGAAGTGCCTCGACGCAAGGGGCGCCCGGAGCGACTTGCATGAAGCCTCACGAAATAAGACTGGCACAGGCCGAAGAGTTCCTGCGCGAACTCGGCCGAGGGATTCCGGACGACGAACGGGTAATGGTCGGCTACGCTGAAGAGGCCACAGTCCAAACCGACGAGAACGGCCGCAAGCTCAACGCCGGCTGGTGGCCTGTGCCCTGGAAGGAAGGGAAATACATAAACTCCCGATCCAACGCCTACGCTTGCATCTCGTCATCCATCAAGACGCCCAACCCGAAGACCGGCCAGATGCGATACTGGCGCGGCGAAGCCTCTTTCGGCCACGGCCTGGCGTTGATGGTCGATGACATCGGCTCAGGCAAAGGGTCCAAGGGCGACTTCGACCGCGACGAGTTCCGCGAGCGACTAGAGCCGACCGCGATTGTAGAGACTTCGCCGAACAACTACCAGTTCTGGTATTTCTTCAAAGAGCCGATGTCCCACATGCTCCAGTTCAAGGCGCTGCTCTATTCGTTCGTGGACCAGGTGCTAAAGAAAGGCGGCGACAACACCGTCAAGGACGTCAGCCGTTACGGCCGGATGCCATTCGGCTTCAACAACAAGCGCGGGAAAGACGGCAACCTCAAGTATGCCGACGAAAACGGCAAGCCCGAATTGGTGCGCCTGTACCACGCAGACTATTCCAAGCGATACTCGCCAGAGGAAATCGCGCAGGCCTTCGGCGTCCGCATCATCATGCCACAGATGAAGAAGGTGGAGATAAACCGCGACGATTGGGTTTATGACCAGGTTTGGCTAAAGTATGCCGAGCACATCTGCACGAAATACAAGATGGGCGAGGCAGCGGGCGGCCAAGTCCAACAGAATATGTCCGGTAAATATCGCATCCGCTGTCCATGGGGAGACGAGCATACAAATGGCGATCCATTCGGCGCCTACTTTCGCGGGCCGATCCCTGGCGCTGAGCACGAATATGTGTTCGGCTGCGGCCACGATACTTGCCGCAAAGAGCATCGACGGACGTGGGCTGCCTTCACGGATGAAGTAGTGCTGCCATATATAGTCGAACAATTGGAAAGAATCAACCGCCGTCATATCGGTGAGGAGTAGACAATATGCAAAACGATCCTGGAGTCCTGATTACCGCCATCGGCTTGCTGTTCCTCGGCCTTATCATCTTCTTCGAAGGCCTAAAGGGGTGGAAAATACAAGTCGCAAACTTCCTCGCGTCGCTTCTGTGCTTCTTCTTCGGTCTTTCCGCTTTGACGTTCTGGTTCGTCGTTGCGTTTGACGTATTTTAATCGACGAACGGTACAGAAATTTTCGGATGGGGACGGAACTTATTAGCTATGCCGGTTTAGGTAGGAGATAATAGCCGTCCCTTTCGCCTCAATATGTAGAGGCAATGTTGAATCCGATCATGTAAAGCAGAAGGCGGCAAACCTAACATGATTATCGACGAAGATAACATTCTTGATGACGAATCAGGGTTCAGTGAGTTCGATCTCACGCAAATAGAAGATGCTGGAATGGACCCTTTGATGACCGCCGCAAGTAAGGCGGCCGATGATGCGATTGCGAGGAACGAGACGCACCGCGCACAAAAGGCGGCGAGGTATGCCGAGGCTTATGCGGAACCAGATTTGAAGAAGCGAGCGCGATTGTTGATGCTCGACCAGGCGTTCGATCTTCCGGTCAGCCGGGTGGTGAAAGGGCCGTTCGATGACTTCATCACGAAATACAGCTCGACGTCAGACAGCAACTACCTCGCGGTCTATGATACGTTGTTCTGTAAGGGCGACGGAACCGTCCCACACCCGCACTTCGACGAGTTTCGCGGCCGGCTGGTGGACCATCGCGGCGTGGCGTTCAACAACAAGACCCTCGATCCGATTGACCTGATGGGCGCCCTCGCGGCTGCGGCCTTGGACGATCCATCGATCAAGAAGACGATTGAGACTTGCTGCGTGTGGGCGCGTCGATATCGCCGCAACTCTTTGATCGAGACGTTCGAGAAGAAGATACCGGAGTGGGATGGCGAAGCGCGGATCGACACTCTGCTGATCGACTTGTTCAAACCGTTCGACACCGAGCTTAACCGGATGGTGAGCAAGTATTTCTGGCTGAGCTTGTACTGCCGCATCAACTACCCCGGAATCTCGGCGCCGATCTCATTGGCATTGATTGGTGGGCAGGATGCGGGGAAATCATATTTCGGCTTGCTGATCTGTAAGGAACTGTCCGGTGGGCGCGATCTGGCTCCAGTTCAGCTCGACCTGAGCCGACACGACCAGACGCCGTTCCTGCGCAACATCACCGGCAACTCGGTTATTGCGAACGTCGGCGAAATGTCCGGCTTCAAAAAGGGCGACATGGAACGCATCAAAGAATTCCTGGTGCGATCTTCGGATACATTCGATCAGAAGTTTGAGCCTGGCGAAACGATCAAGCGACAATGGATCACCATCATGGACGGCAACGGCTACGATGGACTCCAGCGGGACGACTCCGGCAACCGACGTTTCTATCCGATGTTCGTATCACAACTGCCCGATGAAGATGGAAAACCGAACTGGGTCAAGCCGGGAGACGGCAATGAACCATTCAAGGTGGACTTCACCGACTTCGGCCGCAAGTTCTGGCAAGCCATGGCCGAGTGCCGCGCCTGGATCGAAGAGCATGGCGTCGATGGATACCTGAATATGGTGTCGGAAGCGAACCGCGAAGTGCAGAACTTCTCTATTTCGGAAATGGAGAATGCGCGTGGCGTGGTTCGTGATGACACGATTGATATGTATCTGATCAACGTACTGATCAGTTGCGAGTTCGAAGAGATTAAGCCGGGCAAGAATTCCAAGAATCCTGGGTGGAGAGTCAACACAGTCGAAATTCTGAAATGGTTCGATATTCTCGCCAGAAAGAAGCCGATTTCTCGCCACTTAACTCCGCACCTGAAGGCATTGGGATTCGTCCCGAATAAGAATGGCTTGAATGGCTGGTGCCTGCCTGCCGAGAAAGTTGTTGGCGGAGAACTCAATGGAGCGCTGCCGCCTTTCAACGACGCTCTCATATACATAATTAGAAGGAATGACTCTGCTGTCACGGATGAGGATGCTATGGCAAAAATTCGGGCAATACGGGCCGAGCGCGCAAGGATATTGGGCGAGGACTTCTGATGGATTGATGTAGTGTACAGGGAATTTGGACATGGATTAGGCCGCCTTCGGGCGGTCTTTTCTTTGGTGCGGCGTACATTCGATTTCGGTGGTGAGCAGGATTGGCAGGAATGAATACGGTAACTTGGACCGTTTTAGAGGCTGTATAGTGGAAAGTTGATAGATTTTCGGTATCGGTCGGGCGTGTATGGTGGTTGGATTTTGTGTGAAATGTTGAGAAATTGTGGGTTTGAGGTGGATTTTCGGTCGATAATCGCCGCAAGTTACTGGATAGCGATTCTGAGCGGAAAATTGGGAAGCCTACTGCCGCGTGGGTTAGCGGCCGAAATTCCTAATTTCCGGTTTTTAAAAACAAGGTTAAAAGTATTCTACAGCGAAAATCGATTGCACAATCCTAATAGAAAAAATCTATCACGGACGTTACCTATCTTTAAAATTAATAAAATTAATAGTAATTTGGTAATTTGGTATTCTTTAGGATTTGAAAGCCTCGCGGCACTAAGCTTGTACATATCCCGTCAAGTTTCCGATTCCAGCCAGCTCGCGGCAGGGTCGCCGGAAACTTCCGGACTTCCAATCCATGGGTCGCGGCAACACCACGGCGGACTAAGCGGCAGGCGCCAAAACTCGACGAGCGGAATCGGAAACTTGGCCACACGACAGAATCGCTCAGCTGGACATATTTCTAACATTCGATTTAACACTCTGCCAAAACACTCACCGCCACCATCGCTCGCCAACCGCCGACTCGATCCTCACCCACCATCGCTCGCCAACCGCCGACTCGATCCTCACCCACCAGCGGATCGCCCATATAACATCCTATAACACCACCTAACACTCATTCACCATCAAACCCACCCAGACCTACAGGCCACCACAAGCAGCCCATAGACGCGATCCCTGGCCCCATAGTACAATCGCGCCATACTCAGTGTCGCGGCAGAGCACCAGGGGCCATCCGCCAACCAAGCCACCACGACGACTCCAGAATCGAACTCCAGGGACGCAGCACCAAATGACCAAATTCTACAGCCCCGACGATCTAGTCACGCCACAGGAATTCGCAGACCCGCATTTCGCGGCGATCAACCAAAAGCGATTCGACCTGTACATCGACCTGCGCGTCCAAGGTTACAGCTCCTGGCGGGTCTTCCGGGCCATCTGGGGCGAGGAGCATATGGACGGTCCCGCGCAGGCCCGCATCTTCGCGATGGAGTCCAACCCGTACTATCGCAAGCAGTTCAAGGCCAAGTTGAACGCGACCAAAACGTCCGATTTGTGGAATCCAAAGACGGCGCTCCACGAACTCCTCCAAATGGTTCGTGACCCCACCGTCAAGGACTCCAGCCGTCTGTCGGCCATCAAGGAATTGAACGTTCTGGCTGAAATCACGTTCGTTGACGAGTCTGGCAAAACCAGGGTCGGTCGCGGATTGGCAGACTTCTACGCATCGGAAGCCGAGGCTCAGACCGCCACCGTCGCTGCTGCGGCCGAAGCCAATGGCTATGTACAGGACGGTAAAGAGGGCGATTTCCCGTCCCCGACGCCGGAACCGACCGAGGAAGACCGCGCCAACCCCATTTAGACATAAAATAACATCGTTCTAGGCCTGAATCGGACCGATCTAAGGCGACGGTAGCGGGTAGGGGCGAAAAACGATTCTAGGGCTGTTATAGGAAGCCGACCAATAACGATCAGAAGCGACAAAGCCCCGGACTCTAGTTCAGAATCCGGGGCTTTCTTTTTGGGCTTCTTATTCTCCAGCTTCGATGATTTCGAAGTTGTATTTGACGCCTTCGTGCTCGAAAGTCAATTTGCCGGCCTCCTTCAGCTGCATGCGGAAGCGGATGTGCTTCGAAGAGGGCAGGCCGAACTCGATGAATGCTGCGTTGGTGGACCGGAACTCACCGCGCTTCCCTTTGACGGTCACCGCCACGCCATGACGCTGGGTGCGCTTTTTGGAGACTTCCGGGTCTTTCCAGGAGTTGGCGATGGCTGCGGACAGGTCTTTGGCCTCTTTGACCTTCTCTGGCGCTTTCTTCGCCTCTTCGCGCATCTTCCGGATTTCTTCCAGCGCTTCCTCTTCGGTGACCTCTTCCTCCGGCTTCAGATTTTCTTCTTCGGCCTTCTCTTCTTCCTTCTTCTTGGAAGTGCGGGTTTTGTAAACCTTGGCCGGGGCTTCCTCTTCCTGGAAAGCTTCTTCCTCGGCCGGCAGAGCGTTCAGGATGGCGAGGCAGCGACGCTCGGCGGTCTTGCGATCAGAGAAGCGCTTGACAGTCGCATCGGCGTTGTGAGCGTTGTAGAAGGCGACCAGTTCTTTCATTTCTGCGTTCTGGATGTCGCCGAAGGTCTTGATGGAGTTGGTCATTTTGCGATCCTCTGTTTTGGAAGATTTCGTTCGGGCTTCAGTTTGTCGCCCCGTTGAAAGAGATTATGCCTAGGTCGATGCTGCGTGTCTACATTTATTTCATCAGATTGATCACAAAGCCGACGAACGGTTGTCTGATGTGAAAACACCGCAGAGCAGGCTGCGGTGTTTGTTGGCGTTGGGGTGATGTCAGAAAGTCGGGACTGTGATAGGGTCGCCGGGCTTGTCGTTGTCCGATGCTGGAGCTGGACTGGACGGGATCGCGCCGGACCGAAGCGACAGAGATTCCGACTGCCTGCTCACCTGCGGTGGCGGTGGAGCCGCTGGTGCCTTTGGAGGGATTGGAGGCAGGTCATTTCGACCCTTGACCATTTGCAGAGGTTCTGGAAGATCGGGAAGCGCGCCAGCGATTTCGCCATACGTCCGCGCCGGATCGTCGCCGCCCGGTTCTGCCGGATCGATGCCCGTGAATGGAGTGGTCACGCAGCGCATGTTCGGATGGGTAGGTAGATTTTTCAGGACTATGGAATCTGCCCAGACATACGGATTCTTGTGGTTGCCGGGTCCGTGGCTGATGATCTCGGCAGGAATATGGCCGTTCATGGTGAGCCATTCCGCCATCCCTTGCCGAGTCAGCGGGCTTACCACGATCTGACCAGTGGACTCTTTGGCGATGGCGAACAGATCACCGAATTCGAATCCGATGATTGTGTAGTTGGACCTGGACTCGCCGACGAAAGCCAGAGTTTCGATGTTGTGGTGGATATCTTGGTCTTCCCAGATGTACAGCATGGTTCGCTCCTCAATAAGGTTGCTTTTGGTGTTCGACCAGAGACATACCGGCCGGAACTTTGAAGCGGACGTATTCGATCATCATCGCCGTTCGACGCCGATTCGTGCCCGACTCGTCATTGACGAATAGTTCGCACTGGTGCGGAATGACTCGCGTCACCAGGCACTCACCTTTCGAGCCGTAGAACTTGCTGTAGGCTGCGACGCCTCGCGTCATGCTCAGATGGATCGTTTCGCAGAGTCGCTGCGCGGCCGACGCGCTGGACAGATCGGTCGGACTGACCGTCACCCAGTAATGGCCACTTTGTTCTTTATCGGACATAAGCTGCCCTCCATTGATAAAGCCCCTGCCGAGTAGCAGAGGCTGGTTGTTAGTCGCGCTTCATCAAGACGACTTTATCATATGCGCGATACTTCCCGCGCCAGTCTTCCCAGTAGTCGCCGGCCGGGCAGGTCAGCTCCAGATTGATTTCGTCGCGCCAGCATTCGACAGAAAGGACAATTGCCTTGTTCCTGGCTGCGGAATCCGCCCTGAGCTTAATCAGAATTTCGTCGCCAGTTTTCAACTCATCAACTCTTACAACTTTTGCCATTGTGTTATCCTATTGGGCAGCGCCGCGAGGGCGGATCGGGTCGATGTCATGTAAGCAGATGGTAGGATAGTCCCTGGCCAACTTGAGCTTGAAGTCCACCCAGTCAGCGCCGATGAGTGCCGAGACTTCGATGCTTACTTTGCTGTGCGGCGCAGCTCCAGATCGCAGGACTATGGCCCGACGCCGAACGGGATCGTTGACGTCAACATGAGTGAGTATTTCGTCGCCGACGAGCAACTCACAGGCCATCAATATTTTGGCCATAATACACTCCTGTATGAATGGCGCGGCCGGGACCAATCCAGCCGCGCCGATGGATTAACGTTTGTGAAGGATGGACACTGCATCCACGTCGAGGATGCTGATGGTACGGCGACGGCGCGGATTGCTGCGTTCATGGATGCGAATCAGATCAGCGGATGGAGCTTCGTCCACCACCCATACGTCTTCCGGTTTCTGCGTCCGGAGCAGGACCGTCACTTCAGTATTCTGGGCGAGGCCGTTGCAGATGAAAGTGAACTTGGACGAGGGAGTTCTGTACATTTCGAGATTCCTTTTTGGACTTCTGGTCCGGCTTCTCAGCCGGTGAAGAGATTATGCCCTGATTCTCACCGCCGAGTAAAGCATTTGTGTACCAATTCTCCCGTCAGGTGGAACCAAAGTGCGGTATCGCTTATGGCTACGCTACCGCGCCATGGCCCTTCTTGCTCGCACACTGCGAACCACAGGCTGATTTCCATCCTTGCCAGGACTCGGCCGAAAGATTCGAACCTGCGCCGACTGGACAGGATGTCGACATTCACTCGTCGATTGACCTCATACCGGCGACCGTTGATGACGAAGACCAGCCGCAGGGTTTGTCCGTCAAGACACTCCCAGTATCTGGTTTCATATCGGAGCCAATAGCGCTTGCCAGCCGGGCCTACCATGGTCATTTAATCGATGCTCCTGGCCGCGCCACGCGGTCCGGTCGGCGGGACGGGATCGAACCGACCCAGGATGTAGTCGGGCCGGCGCGCTTCCTGAGGACACACGGCGAGAAGGCGCCATCCTGCGTCCAGGGCAGACTGGAGTTCGTCCGTGCAGCAGTCTTCCTTGAGCAGCAGACGGTTGACGTTCTGGAGATTCGGACCAGGTATGGCCGATCCTGTGAGTGAGTTCCAACCCTCGATTCCACTCACCATCTCCGGTTGGTTGATGTAGCTTACGGACATACCGGCCAACCGGCTCGCGGCCAGCTCCAGACGCTCCAGCATGGGTCGCAGAGCAGCTTCCGGGTCAATGTCGTCCCAGAGAAGGACCAGGCTGATGATGGTATACGGATAGTCCTTGTCCAGATCCCAGGCTGAAGCGGTCAGGCGGCCCAGGCCGATTTCATTACACATAACGGGAACGTCGTTGCTCCAGGTGGACGGCTCCCAGTTCCGCTCACCAGGATTCCCGATTGTTACGCCTTCCAGGTTCCCCAGGAGAACGTGGAGCTTGCTGACATATTCCGCCTCCAAGGCTTTCCGCTCTTCGTCGGTCTGGTTGTGGCGATAGAAGGATGGAGGGCTGACTTTTGCATGGTAGAGTTTCATAACTGTTCCTCGGTTTTGGAAGGCTTGAACGTTAGAGAATGGTGTCGCAGTATTTCTCGAAAAGACTCTGGCGCTTCTTCTCGCAGATCGAGCAGGTGATTTCCAGGTCGGGCAGCTCGCTGTAAGTCTTGCCGAGATACAGCCAGCGCTTGCACAGACTGCGACCGTCCGCCATGAAGAAATGGACTTTGCGAGCGTTGCCGGGTTGCACCCAGCCGCTTGGTGCCGGCTTCCTGCTCATACCATCACCATGTCGATTTCGCTGGCGAAGAAGTTAACGCCGACTCCATCTGCGTAGCCGGTGTAACGCAGCCGAATAGTACCATCGATGTGGGCTTCTTCGACGCCGATGACTTCCAGGATGGTTTCGTCGCAGTGCAGCTTGACGAACATCTTGAAGCCGGAGCCAATCGACGCGAAGGCGATCTGTTTGTACAGGTCTTGCTTGATCATGCTTTACGCTCCTGTTTGCGGATGTATTCTGCCCTGGCTTCGGCTTCAAATTTCGCCCAAAGCGCGTTGTCGACTGGACCCCAGGGACCGGTCTGAGTTCCGTCCACCGGCGCGAACTTGCCACCGGCGCGACGATACTTGGACAGCGTTCTCAGGCTGATGATTTTCTCTTCTTGGGAATCGAATTGATCGATCATTTGACGTACTTCCCGAAATAGGAGGTGTGGAGGATTTCGCGACCTTTGGTGATGGCCTTGAGCTTGATGCCGAAATTCTTGATAGCCCAGTCCAGGTCGTGGTGATAGAACTCGATGATGTTGACGATTTGACCGGCGCTGTAGTGGATGACTCGATGATGTTGACGATTTGACCGGCGCTGTAGTGGATGACGCGAATCTTGCCGTTCCAGCGGAAATCTTCGCGGCTGTTTACGGCCTCGACTGCGATGGTGTCGTTTCTGCCGATGTTCCATTTGGAGCTAGTCATGTCGCAATCCTCTTTTTGGAGTGTTTCGCATTCGATGAGGTAACTATACCTCAGCCACCTCATCGAGTAAAGCATTTTCTTCAGATTATCTGAAACCTTTTGAAGACAGGAATTGCCGCCAGAGCCAGTCGATGTGTTCGTTGCAGTAACGCTCGCCATCGGACGACATAGATAAGGCGCCATCATTGATGCCGAAGTGGGCCGCAGCGAGACATTCGAACTCGAACTGGAGCGTTCCTGGGCGAGGGATATGGGACGTGGCGTATTTCTGCACGGTCAGTGATCCTCAGAAGGTTTAGCGTTTGCGATAGCCGCTACTTTCTGCATACCGAGGCGATAGAAATCGGCTTCTTTCCTGGCTTTTGTAAGCTGCTCCATGGCGTCGCACGCCGTCTTGTGCTGGGCATTGGCGTTCTTGATGCTGCCTTCCAGGCTCTTGTCCAGCTCTTCCCGGAGCGCCTTCTGCGATGCTAGCTCTGCCTCCAAATCCTGGATTCTGAGCTGGAGCTGGCGATTTGTCTCGCCAACCTGGTTTTCGCGGGCGATGGAGTTCTGAAGGCATTCGTCAAGGCGAGTATTTTCGCGCACCAGCTGATGCTTTTCGACTTTCGCCTTTCTGCACGTCTCTCGCATTTCTGAAAGCTCAATCGCATGCAGATCGTCATCCGGGTCTTTACGCTCTTCCTTCGACTCCATCCGCAGGTAGTACTGGCCGGCTGCGAAGGCGAGCACTGCCTGGTCGGCATACGCTGCGGCATCGGTCATGTATCTGGATTTGTAGCGAGGCAGAAACTTGCACTCCTCTGGATCCCAGAGGAGACTATCGGCAATAGGCCAGAATTTGCGGAAGCCATCAGGATCGACTTCTACATTGACCATTTGCAGCTGGCCGGCCTCCACTTCGACTTCCAGAGGAACCTGAATGGCGCCGGTGATGTACTGGAAGTACACTATGCTAGACATAACACAATCCTCATAAGAAGTCGCGGCCGGGACCATCCCGGCCGCATCGTAATCACTCTTCGCCTTCGTCCGCGCTCAGCCACTCTTCGAAGGCGAAATTTACCTTAGACTCGACCCAATCTTGAAGCTCATCGGCGAACTCGTCACTGTCGATGTCCATCGGAATGCCCAGAGTCTCTTCGTTCCACAGTTCGGCATTCAGTTCGAACTGGATAGCCGGTTCGCCATCCACATTCAGCAGGATGCGGTCTGCGACTTCATATTCGTCGACATCGAAGAGGAAACCGCCGCTGATGATGTGCTGGATGAAAGCTTCGTCGAAGTTGCTGACGCCGATATTGATCTGCTTAGTCATTTTTTCTGGCCCCTTATTTGGCGAGTTTGTACTGAGCTTTGAGGGTGGTCAGCTTAGCTTTCAGGGCGATCATAGCCTGGCCGCGCAGGCCTTCCATTTCTGCCTCGCTGATGGCGATCTTGGCGGAGCGGATTTGATCGTTGATCTGGGATTTGGTCATTTCTGCGTTCCTCTGTTTTGGAGTGTTTCGCGTTCGATGAAGAGATTATGACGCTATTCAGAATGGAAGTAAAGCAGAATTGTGAAATGTTTCTCAAAGTGGACGAACGGTATGCCCCGTCAGGAATATTTCCTCCCATGGAAGGCATTTCCGCATCCGAATGTTGATTAGGTATCCCAAAGCGCGCAGTGGCGAATGTGAGTCCGCACGTACATAGGGTTGTATTGTGCGAAGTGCTCGACGGTCGCATCCAAGGCTCTGCTATTGCCGCACCCTTCCGCTTTGCGAGCCAGGAAGAATGCTTCTATTTGCTGGTTTGCGTTCATCGTCTTACCCTCCAGGTGTTTGTTCGTTTCGATGAAGAGATTATGCCGTTGGTCAGAATGGAAGTAAAGTGTATTAACAATAAAATTATGTTCACCGACGAACGGTTGTGCTCGACCGTCCGTTGCGGCGTCGATATACTCGACCTATTGCTGACACCGGATTGATTAGAATGTACAAACTCAACCCTGCACTGCGAGCGGTCTGGCGAACTCGCGCCCGTTACAAAGTCATTTATGGCGGCCGGGCGTCTTCGAAGTCACACGACGCAGGCGGTATCGCCGTTTTCCTCGCGGCCAACTACAAGCTAAAGTTCCTCTGTGCTCGCCAGTTTCAGAACCGCATCAGCGAATCGGTCTACACGTTGATCAAGGACAAGATCGAAAACTCAGAGTATAATGGCGAATTCATCTTCACCAAGAACTCTATCAAGCACAAGAGTACCGGGTCAGAGTTCCTATTCTATGGGATCGCCCGTAACCTGTCGGAAATCAAGTCCACCGAAGGCATCGACATTCTCTGGCTTGAGGAAGCTCACTATCTGACCCAGGAGCAATGGGAAGTCATCGAGCCGACCATCCGGAAAGAGAACTCAGAAATCTGGATCATCTTCAACCCGAACGAAGTGACCGACTTCGTGTATCAGAACTTCGTGGTCAAGCCACCGAAAGATTCCTGCGTCAAGATGATCAACTGGAATGAAAATCCGTTCCTCAGTGAGACGATGCTCAAAGTCATTCACGAAGCATATGAGCGCGACCGGGAGCAGGCCGAGCACATTTATGGCGGGATTCCGAAGACTGGTGGCGACAAATCCGTCATCAATCTCAAGTTCATTCTTGCGGCCATCGACGCCCACAAGAAACTCGGCTGGGAGCCGGCCGGATCGAAGCGCATCGGCTTCGACGTTGCGGACGACGGCGAGGATGCGAACGCAACTACGCTCATGCACGGCAACGTCATTATGGAAGTGGACGAATGGGACGGCCTGGAAGATGAACTGCTCAAGTCGTCCAGCCGCGTTTACAACCTGGCGAAGATGAAAGGCGCCTCGGTCACTTATGACTCCATCGGTGTCGGCGCTCACGTCGGATCGAAGTTCGCCGAGTTGAACGATGCCAGTCCCGACTTCAAACTGATCTATGATCCATTCAACGCGGGCGGCGCTGTCGATAAGCCTGATGATATCTACATGAAGCTGCCGCACACGACGATCAAGAACAAAGACCACTTCAGCAACATCAAGGCGCAGAAGTGGGAAGAAGTCGCGACCCGATTCCGGAAGACTTATGAAGCGGTTGAGCATGGAAAGGTTTATCCCTTCGACGAATTGATTTCGATCAACTCTGAAACGATTCACCCGGACAAACTAAATCAACTGTGTATCGAACTTTCGTCGCCGCGCAAAGACCTGGACATGAACGGCCGGTTCAAAGTCGAGTCTAAGAAGGATATGCGCGAGAAACGCAAGATCAAGTCGCCGAACATCGCTGACTCGGTGATTATGTCGGCCATTCTGCCGATCCGGAAGCCCAAAGGTTTCTTCGACTTCTAAACACAGAAAAGCCCGGATCGCTCCGGGCTTCGGGTCTTACTCGGTGTGGTTCCTGGCGCTGAGTGTCGACGCAACGGCCTCGCCGACTCCCAGGGCTTCCTGGCCGGCCGCGAGCGCTTCGGCTTCCGACTCGACGATGAAGTCATCACCTTGGCCGTCGCCTGGCGGAACCTCGACCAGCACGGCTTCTTCGCCTTCGAACCGCAGGTCATAAGTCTTTTCGACGGACAGTCCGTAACGGGCATTGAGCGCATCCCAGAGCTGAGCTTCATAGTTGCGCAGGTCTTGCAGAGATTTCTGGTGGCTGAGCATCGCCATATCGACGGCCCGTTGCAGGGTTTCGTCCAGGACGTTGAATCGCATGCGAAGAGAACGAATCCGCTCGACCACTTCCGCATCCACTACATGTCTTTCGATCATCGCTTTTCACCTTTGCTGAATGTTACGTTGTAGCCATTGTCGGCCAGGTAGGTCAGGGCGCCTTCGAAGGAAGTTCCGACAAGATGCTTGAGCTGCATTTCGCGTTGCGCGGCGATCCAGAATGCCGTTCCGGAGAACTCTGCGCGGCCTTCCGACAATACCTTGCCATCAGGCCCGTCGATCCGAACGTGAACGGAAGATAGCTTCAGTACCATCAATGAATCCCTCCACTGGCTTGCGACGGCATGCTTTCAGCGCGAGCGGCTTCACAGTCCGGGCAGGGACAGGCTTGGCGGACGCGCTCCAACTCGTCGGCATCCATGACATAGAGCTTCCCATCGGAAGTGTCGTGCGCCATGGCGATGTTCGGGAAGTCGGCAGCGCTCAGGCCGGCGACAGCGCGGATTTCGTCCCAGAGCGCCACATGCTCGGCATTCAGGCGAGCTGCGAGCGCTTCGTGCTCTTTCGCTACACGAGCCATGAACTCGTCCATCCGGAATGCGAATTCCGCATCGATGGATCGGGCCGAGGCCATGGAGTTGAGGCGAATCGGTTCTTTCTTCATGGTAATTCTCTTTTGGCTGGGGGTTTGTGGTCTCCCAGGCCTATTCAAAGCCTGGGTAGCATGATGCTGAAGATGAACAAGAAGGCTGCAAACGCCAATAGCGTTCCTGTGAGTATTTTGGTTCGGCTCTGCAGCTCAGCGTACTCCTTGGTTGACAGCCCTTGCTGCGCCGCCTCGGCCGCGAAACGAGCTTTCGCCTCGATAACTTCCGAGCGCAGCGACAGGACATATTCTAAGGCCTCTTCCCGCGCTTTTTCGGCCTCGACCGACCTAGGGTCGCGGGCCGAGACTTCGCTGTGCCCTGGCCTCGCGGGATGGGCCTGCAGCGATGGAGGAAGTTCGGCGGCCACGACTCCATAGTCGGCGCAGGCCCAAGCGATCCCGATGAGGATCGCGAGGATGGACTGGACGATTCGCAGCATCACTTTGTCGCTAGGAAGACCCATGGTTAATCCTCCACCGACCGAACGATTTCCATATTGCGTCCGGCATTGGTTCCGGCAGCGTAGGCGCGCCGACCGTCACTGTCTTCCAGACGCATGAGTTTGGTAACATTCGACTTCTTGTAACCCGGATCGCCGAAATGTTCGTGGACCGCAGCTTCCTTAACCACCACCAGAGACGTTCCGGCCGAAGAAACCAGTTCCATACGTTTCCGGGTGATTGATCTGAGGCGATAGCTGATTTCCTGGGTCGCGGCCAGTTTGAATTGCGCGGCAACCTTTACGTTGAAACGTTCGTACCCTTGAGCCTTCTGATACTCCCGACACAGACGATCAATGGCCTCGACCAGGGAGTTGAACATGTTCACCGCCAGCTCAACGTCCGACTTGTAGCCTTTGAAGCGTACGGCATGACCCCAGCGCTTGGTAGTGCTTCCGTCGCGGGCACTCCTGGATGCCTTAGCCGATGCTCTGTGGTTGTTGATGCCACCGGCGAAATCCATGATGCAGTCATTGTACGTCGCCACGGCCACTGAGAAAAACTTCATCCAGTTCGGGATTGCGGAATAGTAACGAGTGGCAATTTGCTCATCGAACTCTTCGCGAATCTCGCCGGTAGCTTCGAAGTCGTGAAGGTCATATTTGTCCTTCAACTTCTTCACACGCTCGGCTGCGATGGCCGCTTCGTGCGGACTGGAAGAGTCGGCTGCCATGGCGGTCAGTTTGCGGATGCGGTCTTTCGCCTTCTCGATGGCTTCCGGGGTGAATTCGTTCTGGTCGGTCATGGTCGGTTCCTTTTGTCTGAAGGGTTTCGCTTTTCAATGGAGCTATTCTGCCTTCATTCAGAATGGAAGTAAAGCACTTTCTTCCACTATTTCGGCATCGACTGGAAGAAATTCCAGATCCAATCACCTGCTACCAGCAAGAGGATGAGGGCGGCAAAGAACAAGACAGCGGCCGCGAGCTGTGCGCCAGGCTTCAGTTTGGGATGGCTGAGCTTGGGCTCTACGGGAACGGCCGGAGCGCTAGCGCTGCAACCGGCGTCTCCTGGGCCGTAGCCGATGCCGCGTTCACACGCCTGGAGCGACACCAGGGATTTAAGATACTCGGTCTGCTTTTGCGACTCTTCGTAGATGCCGGCGACGGCGAACCAGAGGGCGAACACTACGGACGTACACACAACCCAGGCGCCGGTCAGCAGGAGGGCCAGCGGGCCGATGACGAAGACGGTAGCAGCCAGGACGATTGCGCCGCCCCAGATGATGAAGCCGGCCAGACCATTAGTGATGTCGACACAGAACTTTTTCATTTTCAGATTCCTTCGGTTACGGGATGGAGGGGATTTGAAACTCTGCGCCGCCGAGAACATCAATGACGACTTCCCAGAGCGTCGGAACAGACCACTGGTAACGGTCGAAGTCGGTTTCAGGATCGACGCCCAGCGTCACATAGGAAGTGGCAGGCCATTTATGAACACTGCCTTTCCGCATGAGAGTCGCCACGCGGCCGTCACCGAGCGGATTCGTCCTGTGCGGAACGTACGCAGACATCGAATATTGCTGCCCGGCGTCGATAACAAATCTTTGCCTCTGGCGCAGACATACAGAGCCCACAGGATTCCAGCCGCGACCGCCGCAAGCCTGGCGAGCCGAAGAATGCTCATAACCTTCGTGAGTCATTTCGCCGAGGCAAGCCGAGCGATCCTCGTAATAGTTGATGTTCTCCATCGATCCAACCAGCACCAGAGACTCGAAATCGAATCGATGATCGTGGATGGCCGAGTGATTGAAGCAAAGCCGACGCGGCAGCTCCGGGTGCCAAACATGGAGGCGACCGGCCGGAAGTTGGACCTGAATGAACCCCAGGCCGTGCAGAGTGATCTTGTCCTTCATCGGGTCATGGACGGTGCTCATGGATAATCCTCAGTAGCAGAAATGTATTGTAAGAGTTACGATTGATAAGCCGGTCGCCCATAGAAGGGCGAACCAGGCCATGGCTTTGATGGTCGTGTAGATCATCCGAAGAATTTTCCGGCACAGATCGGGCCAATGCCCATTTCGATGGATGCGTGGTTGGTCAACTCGCGACCGCAGCAGGAGCACTGACCAGTCTTCCGACCGTAGGCGACTGCCGATTCCATCGGCTTTTCGAACATCTTCAGAACGTCGTCGTGCTCAGTATCGGTGCAGTCGCGACTCTTGATGAATTTGCCATTGGTGATCCGGCCGAGGTAGATGTCGCCCAGGACGTACAGGCTACCGGCGTTCCGGCTGTGAGCGCTAGCCTCTTTCACAACAACGATGAGCGGCTCCTCGCCTTCGCCAGCTAGGCGGATTTTCGGGCGCTTGATACCAGACTCTTTCGCCTTCTCAAACGCTTTCTCGATGCCGGAAATGTCCAGAGTCGGCGCAGCAGCTTCCTGCGCGGCCACTTTCTCGCGATACTTGGCGAGGTTTTCGATGGCGCGCTTCGCAGCAGCGATCTGATTTTCTGTCAAGGAGCCGTATTTATACAACGACTCCTGAAGGCTCTGAGCGAAGCTGAAGGAATTTCCAGTCCACCACTCGATGATGTCCGGGTGCGCGGCTTCGAAGGCCTTAATTTTGAGGTCGCGCTCTTGCGCAGCGCTACAGATTTTCTCGATGCGCTTTTCTACCGCCTTAGCACGGCTCTTGGCGCGCTGCTCCGGGCTGGTTTTATACTCTTTGTATCCGACGCCGCCGCAGGCAAAGCAGGCGCGACCATAAGACGAAGGGCCACGGTACAGGCCGGTGCCTGCGCATTTGGTGCACTTGTCGCGATACAGCTTCACTTCCTTCCGGGAGTTCGGGCGGGCACCCATGGACACGTCTTCCAGGGTCTTCGGCGCTTCGTTGTTGATCTCTACGGTAGCGAAGTCATCACCCAGGTCTTCGAAGCCGGTGAACAGATTCTCTGCTGCGTTCATGTCGATTCTCCTGTTTGGAAAGTTCGTTTCGATGAGTTGACTATACGCCAGAAATGGAAAAACGGTAGCGATTTCTCACTACCGTTCGTCGGGTCGAAGACAATCAATAAATGTCGCTATTGATCTTGAACCCATGCTCAGCGCCGTCGTTGTAGTCGTACTCAGCATAGCTGTCGCAGTAGTCGTTCAAATGCTGAATGATGCCTAGAACGTCGTTCGCGGCCTTGTGCCGTTTCGCGGCGATGGTCTTGGCGATGCTGTCGCCGACTTCCAGGGTTTCGGCCGTCCGGCGATGGATCAGCAGACGGCTCCAAAGATAGAGCCGGACGCGACGAATGATGTCTCGATGGCGCTCCAGTCGTCCGTGCAACTCTTCAATTTCTTGCTCGCGAGATTTCACTACTCGTCGAAGCTGCTGAACTTCCAGTTCCAAATCGGCCTTAGTAGCCATGTTCACCTCAAAAAGGAAAATCGTCTGGGACTCCAGGAAGTTCGACGATTATTGTTGAGCCTGATCGATCCAGAATGCATCCGACCGAGCCAGCCCTGTGGGGATAGGGTCTACACGAACTATAACAGGTAACTTCCATGACTATTCGCCAGGTCGATCCTCCACACCATCTACAGACTGGTGGGCGCTTCGACTTCAGTTTTCGTTCGTCCAAGACGGCGCGTCTGTCGCATGAAAGGCAGCGCGCCTTAACCGACGTAACCATGGGTATAGTCGATCATTCGGATGAGACCATCATCCTCTGATTCCCTCGACTTCAGACCGCCCAAAGAGTCCGACTGGCCGTTGCATTTCGCATCGATATCCATCGAAGACAGGAATCCTGCCGATACTGCGGTGATATCAACTTTGTCGCCGGCCTTCTTGAAGTCTTCGCACTCAGCATCGAGGGCCACAATTGCACTCGCGGCCATGTTCACATGACTGATGAGGTCGGGGAAGATCACAGGAACTTCACGCGACATGCCACGGACCGTCAGCTTCAGGACTACATACTTCATACTCACTATCCCTTTTGTATGTGAGGAAAGAACTTGCTGTTTTCCGGATGGTGAAAACGCTCGGTCGCAGGCGGTCTTTCTTCCGGACATTGAATCGTCGAAGGCGGGAAAACCGCGCCGGCGATAATCGCCGCGAGGAGTGCAGCGGATGTCGACATCCAGAGGGCGGTTTCCAGGCTCACCCGAACTTCCGGACGGCGCGGCTTCATTCGCTCCACCCTCTTCCTGGCTCATAGGATGGCAGACCGCCGCCGCGAATCCAATTGTCCCACATACGGTTCAGACCAGTCGGTGGCTGGGGCGGCGGACTGTAGAATCCGGGAGTCTCAGTGCTGCTCAGGAAATAAGGTGTGCAAACGGCCTGGACGGCCAGTTGGTGCCGCTCCCACATCTTATCAATCGCTCTTAGCATGACGTCTTCGCACTGAGCCTTACTGTCGAACCGTCTGCTAGTATGGTCCGGCATCTGGACGCAGCCGTCTCCAGTGCAAAGGAAAGCAGTAGCAATCCATACGGTGATACTCGCCATTTCGTCACCCTCTTTAGTTGATGAGCAGAGTCTATTCCATCTGCTCGCCAGGAGTAAAGCGCTTTTCGTCGGGATAAATGCCGATGATGTCTGCGTCGAGCATCCAAATCTCCACGGACGGATCGTCGCTGCTGATTTGATATAGGTTGTACAGCTCCCGTCCGCCGACAGCACGCTCGCCTCGTGGCTCAACCGCCAGAACCTTGCCGTGTCCTTCTCCGTGCTCGTCCAGGTATATGACGTGATCACCGACTTCATAGCTTTCTTTCGTGACGAGGCGTGAACGCGAGCTGTTCTGCGATTCCACCATCCAGGAATCTAGCACGCCGCCTTTCATGTCGCGAAACAATCTTGCCGATTTGTCGCAATCGAATACGCCCAGAACTTCGCCGTCTTTCAACACGATATGTACGATTGGCAAAAGAGTATTCATGTTTAATCTCCATTGGTTGATAATTAGAGTCTAATCTGCCGAAAAGTTCCCGTAAAGAATTATTTTCTCATAACTGATTAGTTGCAACTGTTAATCTGATGTATATGTTTGAATCTCTTTTGAACGTTTGATGTTTCCCCTATAATAAGCGCACACAGTCAACAACCACGTGGAACTACAATGTTTAAACTTTCCTGGATATTCGGGCGCAAAAAGGATAATGCTGCCTGTTCGGAATCGGCGCCGGAGAAAGTCGCACAAATCCCTCAACACGATCCGCTCGACCCCATGATCAAGCTGGGAAGGATTCGCGGCTGGAACGTCGAGCCGGAGAAAACCCCGGTCATTCGTAGTGTGAAAGATTTCCTGGAGCCGGGCCTATCTGTAGCGATGGATAGTGCGTATGGTGATGGACCAACTCCGGCCGCGAAGGCTGCTGCGGGCGGCCAGAATCCCTATGTCGTCCCGACTATGTTGCAGGACTGGTACAATTCCCAAGGGTTTATCGGATACCAAGCTTGCGCAATCATTTCCCAGCACTGGTTGGTGGACAAAGCTTGTTCCATGTCTGGGGAAGACGCAGCACGGAACGGATGGGAACTCAAATCGGACGGCAGGAAGCTATCCGATGAACAAAGCGCGCTGATCGCCCGGCGCGACATGGAGTTTCGCGTCAAAGACAACCTTGTCGAACTCAACAGATTCAAGAACGTTTTCGGCGTTCGTATCGCGCTGTTCGTCGTGGAGTCTGACGATCCGGACTACTACGAAAAGCCGTTCAATCCGGATGGAATCACGCCCGGCTCCTACAAGGGAATCTCCCAGATCGATCCATACTGGGCAATGCCGCAGCTCACTGCTGGCTCGACGGCAGATCCGTCTTCCGAACATTTCTATGAGCCGGATTTCTGGATTATCAGCGGCAAAAAATATCACCGCAGCCACCTAGTGGTGGTTCGTGGACCGCAGCCGCCAGATATCCTGAAGCCTACATACATCTTCGGCGGTATCCCGCTCACCCAGAGAATCTATGAGCGCGTGTATGCAGCGGAACGGACGGCGAACGAAGCCCCGCTGCTTGCCATGTCGAAGCGAACCAGCACCATCCACGTTGACGTGGAGAAGGCCATCGCGAACGAAGAGGCCTTCAACGCTCGCCTGGCGTTCTGGATCGCCAACCGTGATAACCACGGCGTGAAAGTTCTGGGAATTGACGAAGGCATGGAGCAGTTCGACACGAACCTGGCCGACTTCGACAGCATCATCATGAACCAATATCAGCTGGTCGCGGCCATCGCCAAGACTCCAGCCACGAAGCTCCTCGGCACTTCTCCAAAAGGATTCAATGCCACTGGTGAGCACGAAACGATTTCTTATCACGAAGAACTGGAGTCCATTCAAGAGCACATATTCGACCCACTTCTTGAACGCCACTATTTGCTTCTGGCGAAGTCGGAAGAAATCGATGTGCAGCTGGAAATCGTCTGGAATCCTGTAGACTCCACGTCCAGCCAGCAACAAGCCGAATTGAACAACAAGAAAGCCGCTACCGACGAAATCTACATCAACTCTGGCGTTGTGTCTCCGGATGAAGTTCGCGAGCGTCTGCGCGACGATCCGCGTTCCGGCTACAACCGACTCACCGACGATCAGGCAGAAACCGAACCGGGCATGTCTCCGGAAAACCTGGCCGAATTCGAGAAGGCCGGTGCACAGTCGACAAAGGCGAAAGGCGAAGCCGAGCGAGCCGAAGCCCAAGCGGGCGCCGTAGAGGGCGCAGGCGGGCCAGTTCCCGCAGCCCCACGCGGGACTAAGCCCCTCGCGAAAGCGGCCGAGGAAGGGGCCAGCGAGGCCGCTGCACCGCCGTCGCGGCCGGACCCCAAGGCCGAGTTACGGAACTTGCTGGCCGATCTTTTGTCGAAGCTCCAAGATCTGGACGACATTCAGGCGCCGGACGGCGTAGACATAGAGCACAATGACGCGCCTGGCCTGAAGCGCACATCCCAACCTGGCGTGTCGGGCATGGAACCTTCGGTGTTTTCGTCCAACCGCATCGTCGGTCCTCGTGATCATTCGGAACTCCAAAGGATCAAGGTTAATGGAATAACCACCTTGATCGAAAATCCGCGTGGAAGCATTCGGCAAGGAAAGGATGGGAGCTGGCGAGTTCAGATGAAACATCACTACGGATTCATCAAGGGAACGAAAGGCGCTGATGGGGATGAAGTCGATTGCTTCGTCGGTCCGAATCTGGGCTCCAAACGGGTCTTCGTCGTCAACCAGGTGAACAAGGAAGGGCAGTTTGACGAGCACAAATGCATGCTCGGCTTCAACAACATCAATGACGCGAAGTCTGGATATCTGTCCTGCTTCCGTCCGGGTTGGGATGGTCTCGGCTCCATCCACGAAGTTGACCTGCCCGCTTTCCGTCGCTGGCTGGCGAACGGCGACACCACCAAACCATTCGGGGGCGAGTGATGGCATTCAAGGCCTCCAAAAAGCGCGAGCGCCGGGCACCTCTTCCAGTTGGAAGAGGGAAGCCCATAATTCCATCGGCAGGAATCGAGGCCTGGTATCGAAAGCAGATAAAGGATATGTCCAAGCTCATGATCTCCGACTATCGAAACGAGATTGAGAAGGCGCTGTCCCAGCCTGCGGCCGAACGGTTCTTCGCCAGAGACGAATCCGTTAACGTCCTGTTCAAGATGACCCTTCGAAGCCTACAGCAGCGATGGAGCCGCATTTTTGAAGGTTTCGCGGCCAAGATCGCCCCGGAGTTCGTCAACCGGACCGAAGAAGCCGCCACTGCTGCGACCCTTCACAGCTTGTCGGTGGCCGGCGTCGATCAGCCACGAGCTGCGTATAATGAGAGCGTCAGGAACACCCTGGAGGCCGCAACCACTTACAATCATACTCTCATCACCAAGATCCAAGAGGAAGTCCACGAGAAGATTTACACATCAGTAATGCTGTCTCTGACTTCCCCGAATCCGGAAGAGCAAGGAACTTCCGGCATAACTAACGCACTTCGCAAAGTCGGGAAGTTTTCTGAAGATCGAATCGAACTCATCGCAAGAGATCAAACAAGCAAGCTTTACAGTTCTCTGAGCGATGAGAGAATGGCGGAAAATGGAGTCGAGGAGTTCGAGTGGCTACACTCTTCTGCCGGCAAGACTCCTCGCCACACCCACCTGGAGAAAGATGGGAAGAGGTTCAAGCTGAATGACCCCAGACTTTGGGAGGGTCCGAAAGCAGACCAGGGGCCGCCAGGATGGGCGATTAACTGTAGGTGCAGAAAGATACCGATCATTTGATATCGATAGGAGCGCTATATGCCGTTAGTTCATGGCACTTCCAATGAGGCTCGTTCTGAAAACATCAAGCGGGAAATCGAAGCCGGTAAAGACCCAAAGCAGGCTGCGGCCATCGCTTATTCCATCCAGCGCAGTGAGAAAGGGAAGACGGCGAAAGATTGTTCGCCTGAGCTCGTCGCCGATCTTCGCGCCCTGGTGGACGCTCTGTCGAGGCTCGTGAAATGAACCGCAAGACGTGCCGGCGCCGACTCGTGGTCGATGTAATCAGGGCCAATATTCACGGCGGATTCTTCAGCCTGAAGTTTGCCGCCATCGATTTGGCAATCATCGGCGTCGCCATCTTGATGGCTTTTGGCCGATAATGCTGAGAAAAATCTGGATTCTGACTAAAAATTCTAGTCCGGATAGCCGCAAGTTACCGTTTACGGAAAATAGCAGTAATTTGGAAATCCTACTGCCGCGAGGCTTTAACAGAGCCAGTTCCTAATTTCCGATTTAGCCGCATGCTTCAAAAGTATATAGCCTGGGAAATTAGAAGTAACGTTCCAATAGAATTCATCTATAAGTAACGTTATAATATAACGTCAATCTATATGCTCTAGACGTATTGAAATTCAATTTTTAATCGGTAAATTGGTAATTTGAATTAGTTTAGGAGTTGAAAGCCTCGCGGCAGTAGGCTTAGACAAATCCCGTCAAGTTTCCGAGACCAAATTACCGGATTTTCGCGCTGAGGAAACTGGTAATTAGATCACAATACAAATTATAATGTAAGTTAACAGTCACGGCTACATCTAATTATTGTTCCGCTTATTTACCCTTAGATGTACTGCGTATATAATACAGCCATAGTCCACGACTCTTCGAATTAACGATGGCAAAGTCGAAAAGAAAAATTGACGAAAATGGATATATGACCATAGAGGGCTGCCCGATCAGCTCTTATGGCGTTTTCCAATATTCTGCTGGTCAACTCGGTCTTCCGGGCGATCCGACGCGGATTGTCAACGTATATCGCCCGGAGTCTGCCGTCAGCGATCCGGAGTACATCGAATCTCTGAAGAATCTCCCGTTGATCGACGAGCATGAGATGCTGTCGGGATTCGACGATGATGACGATAGCGTGGCCCCCGAAGACAAAGGGGTGGAGGGCATCATCACATCCAACGCTTACTACGAAGCCCCATGGGCACGCGGCGATATCCGCATCTATTCCCGCAACATGCAGAATCAGCTGGAAAGGGGCAAAGAAGACCTGTCCCTAGGCTATAGTTGCCGCTACACTGAGCAACCCGGCATCTGGAACGGGACGCCTTATGAAGTCGTCCAGGACAAGATGCGCGGCAACCACATTGCCCTGGTAAAAGAGGGTCGTGTGCCGGGGGCCAGAGTATTGGATGGTCTGTGTTTTGACCATCTCAGTTTTGATTTCAGACCATCCGATGAGGGTAATGAAATGAGTCTCAAGAAAGCCAAGCGGAAGCCCCCTGTCCAGCGCGTAGGGCAAGCTGCTGACTCGGCGGTCGAAGAGTTGCGCGCCCTGTGGCCGAAGCTATCTGCGTCTGTCCAGAAGTTCCTGGGCGAAGAAGAGCAGGAGCCGGAGCATCAGGAAGGCGCAGCTCCGGCCGAACCGACCGACAGCGAGCACCTGACCGAGCATCCGACTCTGGAAGGTGCTCAGAAGGATGACGAAGAGCAGGAAGAGGAGCCTTCCGTTGTCGATCCGGCCGTGGCCGCCGTCGAGCCGGAGCATCAAGAAAGCGCCGCATCCGAAATGTCCGGTGAAGGCGAAGTCGCCGAACTGATCTCTCAGGTCAAAGCCATTCTGGCTCGACTGGAGGGCGCGGTAGCCGAAGGGGCAGACGAAGAGCATGGCGAAGGTCAAGATGTCGTCGAGGGCTTGGAGGAGCAGAGCAGCCTCAGCGGCTCGCAAACCGCCAGCGACGATGGTGGTGAGAGCAAGGATAACAGCGAGGAACTTCCTGAAATGGCACAGAAGAACGCGCAAGATGCTGCAATTCGCGGTCTCTATCGCGACATTGCTGCTAAAGATCGCCTCTACAAGCGTCTTAGCTCCGTGGTTGGTGCGTTCGATCACCGAGCTATGGACTCGGCTGAAGTCGCTGTTTACGGCGTGAAAAAGCTGAACATCAGCTGTGCGAAGGGCCAGGAAGCTCTGGCGCTCGACATGTACCTGAAAGGCGTCGAAGCCTCGCGCGGCGCGGCCAGCCGTCAATCGAAAGCCCAGGATTCGGCCGGTTCTGCTCCGCAGTGCGCCGAGCTGGACAGCTACCTGAAGGGGGAGTAACTCATGTTCCAGAAACAAGTTTACCGCCAGTACACTCCTGGTTTTCCGGGCGATCTGATCGAGGACGGCCCGAAGCGGGCGCGGCCGGGTCGAATCATGTCTCTGTCTGCCGTAAATCCGGCTGCCACCGCCACCGGCCCCAACCGCATCAGTCGCGCTTTCGGTTACGCCGGTGACGTCAGCGCCCTCGGCGAAGGTCAGCCGAAGACCATCGCGGCTCGCGCTTCTGAAGTCGTGATCGGCGGCGCCAACTTCTTTGGTGTCCTCGGTCATCCGAAGCACTATGCGCTGTTCGGTTCGGCCGGCGACTCCCTGGCTCCCAGCTATGATCTGCCCGATGGCGCCGAAGGCGAGTTCTTCGACATGGCCACCGGCCTGGTCGTCGAAATTTTCAACGGCGCCGCAGCCGCCCTGGACCTGGACTATGGTGACCTGGTCGCCTATGTCCCCAACAACCTGGCTACCGCCGACAACGCGCTTGGCCTGCCGGCCGGCGCCCTGGTTGGCTTCAAGGCTGGCTCCATGCCGACCGGCTTGGTCCAGATTCCCAACGCACGCATCGTTAACGCCATCAGTCTGCCGGCCCAGTCGGCGGGGAATCTGGTTGCTGGCGTTACCATCGTCCAGCTCACGCAGTAAGGAGGCGTCATGAGCCAGATCAGCAAGACCCATTCGCGCCTCGCAGGCCGCAATGCGAAACCTTTCGACCTGAAGAACATCACCAATGATGCCGTGGCATCTCTGCGCCGCATCGGCCTGGTATTCGATCACGCCGTCGTCCAGGACCAGATCAAGGCCTTGGCGAAGGCCGGCGCGTTCCGCTCCGGCTCGGCCATGGACAGCAACTTCACCGCCCCGGTGACCACGCCGTCCATCCCGACTCCCATCCAGTTCCTGCAGACCTGGTTGCCAGGCTTCGTGAAGGTCATGACCGCTGCACGGAAGATCGACGAAATCATCGGCATCGATACCGTTGGCTCCTGGGAAGATCAAGAAATCGTCCAGGGCATCGTGGAGCCGGCCGGCACTGCGGTGGAATACGGCGACCATACCAACATCCCGCTGACCAGCTGGAACGCCAACTTCGAACGCCGCACCATCGTTCGTGGCGAGCTGGGTATGATGGTGGGTACCCTGGAAGAGGGTCGCGCCTCGGCCATCCGTCTGAACAGCGCCGAAACCAAGCGCCAACAGGCGGCCATCGGTCTGGAAATCTTCCGCAACGCCATCGGTTTCTACGGCTGGCAGAGCGGCCTGGGCAACCGCACCTATGGTTTCCTGAACGATCCCAACCTGCCGGCATTCCAGACCCCGCCGAGCCAGGGCTGGTCCACTGCCGACTGGGCAGGCATCATCGGCGACATCCGCGAGGCCGTTCGCCAGCTGCGTATTCAGAGCCAAGATCAGATCGATCCGAAGGCGGAAAAGATCACCCTGGCCCTGGCCACCAGCAAGGTGGACTACCTGTCGGTAACCACGCCTTACGGCATTTCGGTTTCGGACTGGATCGAACAGACCTATCCGAAAATGCGGATCGTGTCGGCTCCGGAATTGTCCGGCGTCCAGATGAAAAACCAAGAGCCGGAAGATGCTCTGGTGCTCTTCGTCGAAGACGTGAACGCGGCCGTCGATGGCAGCACCGATGGCGGCAGCGTGTTCAGCCAGCTGGTACAGAGCAAGTTCATCACCCTGGGTGTCGAAAAGCGGGCGAAGTCGTACGTGGAAGACTTCTCCAACGGCACCGCCGGTGCGCTGTGCAAGCGTCCGTGGGCTGTGGTGCGCTACCTCGGCATCTAACAGATGCCTATTCACCAAAGGCCGGGCTTCCGGCCTTTGTTCACTCTGACTCTAACTCGGTTGTAGGGGCCGGTTAGGGCATAATTACTAGGACTACGCCCATGACTGTTTATATCGTTTCCTCCATGACTCAATCGGTGTCTTACAATGCGTATGACACCTCTGATCCGTCCAATCCTCGCCTCCAGCGAAAGATTCTGATTCGCGGCCGCGCAGGCATCGCATCCGAAACTTCCGGCTTCGGCGACATGATTTCCGACGAGGCCGGACGTCCGATCTGGACCCCACAGGGCGATTGTACTGCCGTGAGCGATTCGGATTTCGAGCTGCTTCAGGCCAATAAGATTTTCATGCGTCACATGGAGAAGGGTTATCTGCGAGTCGTGAAGACCGACATCACCAGTGACCACCAGCGGATTTCCAAAGAGACTCGCACCATGGAGCGCGATGGATTCCAGCCTCTGGATGCTACTCGCCTGCAGCAGAAAATCAAGGTGACCACAGCCAGCGCTTCCCAGGAACAAGAGTTCCGGATTTAACCGAGGGTTTCGGTATGGTGATTTTCGACGAACATAAGTTTCGCACGCTGTTTCCGGAGTTTGCTGATCCAGCCGCTTATCCGGACGTGCGCCTGCAGATGTACTTCGACATTGCGTGCGAATTCATTTCTGATCGCGATTCGCCATACCGGATTCTCAATGGTAAAGCCCTGGAAGCCTGTCTGTATCTTCTGACCGCCCACCTCCTGTCGCTGTCCACGATGCAAGTTCAGGGCGCGGCTGGAGGTGGCGTCACTGCCGGTGGGACCCAGGGCGGTTTCATCACCAGCGCTACTGTCGGCGAGGTCAGCGTGGCCAAGCTCGCGCCCCCGGCCAAGAATGGTTGGCAGTGGTGGCTTTCCGGGACGCCTTATGGTCAAGAGTTGTGGGCGCTCCTCAGCGTCAAAGCGGTGGGCGGATTCTACATCGGCGGTCTTCCAGAGCGCCGAGGCTTCCGGAAGGTTGGAGGGACGTTCTGGTGATCCCTGGTGCGAATCTTCTGCGAATGGCCTTCGGGGTCATCGGTACTCAAATTGTGAAATATCGCAAGTTTGAGCAGCGAGTGAAGAATGATCAAGCTCAGTACGTTTCCATGTTCGAGGAGCCTTTCGACCTGGCAGCGTCTGTTCAGCGAGTCCGACGCGATCAGTATGTCCAGTTTAATCTGGAGTTCCAACGGAATTACGTTATGATCTTCGCCAACTTTGAGATGGTTGACTTGGATCGCGATGTGGCCGGTGACCAGTTCCTCTGGACCGGAAGAGTCTTTCAGCTGGAGTCTCAAGGCTCCTGGTTTTATCAGGACGGCTGGGGAGTTTGCCTGGCCGTGGATATCGGTGCGGCCAAGCTCACTGATGACGGGAAACCGACTTTCTAGGTGATGTATGTTTGACGGCGAACTGATAGCGAAACTGGTTGTCGAGTTGAATGCGGCGATGACATCTGCTCAAGAGGCTTTGCAGTTCCCGGATTTTGAAGTCGTCCAGAAAGCTCAGCCGACCCAACAGGGAACGCCAACCAGGCCGACCATCTTTTTCCAGAAACTGTTTGACATTCCTCGCGGCTGGCCTGCCACCGATTGGCACCTGGACAACACGGCCCGCAAATATGTAGAAATAACTCGACAGCATGTAGAGACGACTTTCCAGATCAGTTCCCTTCATTGGCAGAATCCTGAAATAACTCACGTGGTTACGGCTTCTGATATCGCCAACTATGTGAGGGCTTATTTCCAAGCTCGATCCACGATTGAGCGCGTAAAGGAACTGGACTTCCTCATTCTTCGCGTGTCTCAAATTTCCAACGAAGCATTCGAGAACGACAATCACCAGTTCGAATTCCACCCAAGTTTTGACATGGTTGTAACTTACAACCAATATATTCGCCTGTACGAAAACGCAGCATATTCGGCCGATGGGGTATTAATAGGCATATGAGTCTGAGGCGCGATTCAGAGCTAATCGCCGCGCACCTCCAGATGTTAAGAGCCATGCGCGGCAGGTCCGTTTCAGCCGGATGGTATTCCACGGCTCGATATCCTGACAAGGCAGGCGGATCGGTCGGAATACAAGTCGCGAGAATCGCACGTCTCAATGAGTACGGCGGAACTATCGACCATCCGGGCGGGACCAGGTATATTAGGGACGCCATTGTTCGGGGCCGGTTTGTTGGCGTTCGGTTCGTCAGAAACGACTTTCCGGGAGAAACCGAGGTAACTAAGCCTCACAGAATTACCATCCCGGCTAGACCGTTTATGCGATATGCTTGGAATCTGTTTTCCGCAGATCGCGCCGCAATCCAGAACCGGATAGCCATGAGGTTGGCCAGAGGACAGATCACTCCAGATCAAGCTCTTGCCCAGATCGGCCTGGCATTGGAAGGATACATAGCCAGAAGCATCAGGACCGGGCCATGGGTGGCTAACTCAGCATCTACGGTCAGGAGAAAGGGATTCAACAGACCGCTGGTCGATACGGCGCACATGCTTCAATCGATTAGCAGCAGAGTAACATAACCAGGAGATCATCCAGTGATCAGTCAGAGCCGTTATATCCGGATCATTTCGGGCGTAGGCGCAGGCGCTCCGGTCGCAGGCCGAAAGCTGATTCTGCGCGTCATGACTACCAACAACGTCATCCCGCCCGGAATCGTCATCGAGTTCGACAACGCCAACGCAGTCATGTCATACTTCGGCGCGCAGTCGGAAGAGTATCAGCGGGCTGCGGCTTATTTCAAATTCATCAGTAAAAGCGTGAATTCGCCGTCCAGCATCAGCTTCGCTCGCTGGGTAAACACCGCCATCGCGCCGATGGTTGTTGGTGACAATCTGCCGAAGACCATCGCCGATTTCGCCGGCTTCTCAGCAGGGGTTCTGACCATCATGGTCGGCGCGGCCGAACAGAACATCACCGCCATCGATACGTCCGCAGCGACTTCTATGGACAACGTGGCGTCGATCATCCAGACCGAAATCCGCAAGAACGCCGACCCGCAGCTGGCCCAGGCTACCGTTACCTGGAATCAGAACACCAACCAGTTCACCTTGGTCGGCGCCACCATCGGCACCGGCGTCCTGGCTGTGGCGAAATCTGCCGATCCCCAGGACATGTCCACTGCCCTCGGCTGGTCCACCTCCAACGTCGTCAACGTCGCCGGCCAGGCTGCCGATCTTCCCGACGCGGCCGTTGCCAAGAGCACCAATGTCAGCAACAACTTCGGTTCGTTCCTGTTCGCCGGTGCGCCGCTCGACAATGACCAGATCAAGGCCGTGTCGGCCTGGAACGCGGCTCAGAACAACCAGTTCATCTACACGGTCGCAACTTCCCTGGCGAACCTCGGCACTCTTTTCACCTTGGTGAATGGCAACGCCGGGACCGCCCTGAACGTGCTGTCGGCGACTGCTGCCAACGACTTCGTGGAGCAGTGCCCCAGCGAGATTCTGGCCGCCACCAACTACGATGAGCCGGGCGCTTCGCAAAACTACATGTACTACCAATTCCCTGGCCGCAACATCACCGTTTCCGACGATACCGTTGCGAACACCGTCGACAAGAGCCGGGGCAACTACATCGGCGTCACCCAGGCCAATGGCCAGCAGCTCGCGTTCTACCAGCGCGGCATTCTGTGCGGCGGTCCGACCGATGCTGTGGACATGAACGTCTATGCCAACGAAATCTGGCTGAAGTCGGCTATCGCTCAAGCGCTCCTGGACTTGTTCCTGAACGTCAATGCGGTTCCGGCGAGCAGCACTGGCGAGGCGATGACCCTGGCGGTGCTGCAGCCGGTTCTGGACAAGGCGACCGCCAACGGCACGTTCACCTACGGCAAGGAAATCAGCGCCGTCCAGCAGCAGTACATCACCCAAGTCACCGGTGATCGCCGCGCCTGGCGTCAAGTCCAAACCCTGGGTTACTGGATCAACATCACCTTCTCCAGCTATACCAACAGCAACACAGGCTTGACCGAGTGGAAGGCCAACTACACGCTGATCTATTCGAAGGGCGATGCCATCCGCTTCGTCGAAGGATCGGATGTGATGATCTAATGGTTTGCGGCGGACTCGATCCGCCGCGACCTTCCATAAATGGAGTGAGGAATAAGCAATGATCAACATTTCTGCGTTCGGCTCGATCTGCCAGTTCACGGCAAGCAGAACTTTCCCGAACGGATTCACCGTCACCGAGTTTGCCGACGATGCGGACCCCATCGACAGCCCGCCGTTCACTGCGGCCGATACCGGCGTCGGCCTCAACGGTGACATGGTAGTCTGGAACCGGGCGAACATCCTGGAAGTCGTCGTTAACGTCATTCCGAATACCGAGGGCGAGCGCAACCTGGCAGTCCTGCTGGATGCCAACCGCACCGGAAAGGACAAGTCGGGCGCTCGTGATGTCGTCGGCCTGGTCGTGGCGATGCCGGACGGCAGCAAAATCACCTGCACCAACGGCACCCCAATCGACGGCGTTCTGATCAACGCGGTGGCAAGCGTCGGCCGTCTGAAGACCAAGCCGTATCGGTTCCGATTTGAAAAAGTGATCAAAGCCGGTACTAGCTGATGAAGAAAATTCCGCTGACAGCAGTCCCCAATCAAGCGATCTCATTTAACGCCGGTAGCAGCTATTGGAAGATTCGCCTGTACCAGAACATGGACATGATGAATGCCGATATCAGCCGCGACGGCGTGATCGTTTGCCATGGGGTTCGCTGCTTCGGCGGGATTCCTCTTCTCCAGTACAGCCATCAGTACCGACCTGACTATGGCAATTTCGTCTTCGACCGCGACGCCGATTGGACATTGTTCGGCGACGGCATCAACCTGTTCTATCTGGACGGCGCCGAATTCGCCGAGTATCAGGCGCTTGCCACGAGGAAAGAATGAGCACATCAACGATCAGAACCGGGACGAACAACGATATCCTTTTGGACGACAATGGAAACATGGTTATCCTCAGGGATGTCGAAGCGTGCGCCCAGGACGTTCGGGCGGCGATGCTCATGCGCACCGGCGAAAACATTTTCGATGTGAACTCCGGCGTGGGATATTTCGAATACATCTTCTCGCCGCAGAAAAGCTATGATGACGCTCGCAAATCCATCGCGGATGCAATTTTATCCTCGCCGGATGTGACCGGCATCGAGCAGCTTGACATCGACATAACCGGGGAAGTCTTCGGCGTCGATGCGAAAGTCATCACCATCCACGGGCCTGTTACCACAGGAGTTTGAAATGAGTACCATCCGCATCCAATACGCCAACGGCACCCAACTGTTCCTGGACGGCAAAAATCCGCCGCCCCTGGACCCGCTGCCCTCGTTTAACCCGTCTGTCGAAGATCTGGAAGGCCTGGACCGCGAAAAGAACATCGACAAGGGCGACTCCTCGCCGGCCGGTCTTCCCGTTCCCCCGGTAAACGTCGATTCCAATGTCGACAACGGCGGAACCATCCCGGCTCCGGTATCGACCGACGCTGCTGCGGCCGAATCGGCCCCGGAAGGCGCCCAGGAAGCTCCTGCAGCGGGCCAAGGCGACGAGAAAGGCGCCGAGGAAGCCCCGACTACAGCCCCGGTAGAAAAGGCCGAGGAAACGGCCTCGCCGGCCGCTGAAGAGGAAGCCCCGGCTCCCGCCAAGGCCACCTCTCGCAAAACCACCAGCAAGTAAGGACTCGACATGATCAACGTCAGCGGCTTCGGCACAGGAATTGTAATAGTTTCCGCCTCATCGTTCCCGATGGGGTTTTCCTTGTCGAAGTTCGCTGATGATGAGAGTCCGATATCCTCCAAAGAGCTGGAGCCGTTCGGATATGAGATGCTTTATGACGGCGGCCTATTCGCCTTTGACAAGGCTGCTCCTCTGGAAGTATCTGTATCCGTCATCGCAGGGAGCGAGGATGATATTAACCTTCGCATCCTTCTCAATTCCAAAAAGGGATCATTCAGATTTCTTCCGGGCAGCATCCCGGATATGACGACTCTCGTGGCCACTCTTCCTGATGGCGGCCGCACCGTTCTGTCCAATGGGACTATCATCAAGGGTCCGGCCATCGACACCATACAGAACACCGGACGACGCAAAGGCAACACGTACACTTTTGTTTTCGGTAGCTACCTTGGCGCCCAGACTGCGCGTCAAGCCATTTCTAACGTTATCCAATCGGTACTGGAGGTGGTCTGATGTTGGGGATTTTCACCAGCCTCCTAAGTTCGCGATCTTTTTCGATTGTGGACCAAAACACAAACCAGCTAGTTGCTGCGGATTTGAGGATAAGCCGGGTCAACACCCGGTTTTCTTCTGTAGGGCAACGCCACATGCTGGAAGATGGTACGACCAAGATGGATTCCAGAACGATCCACCCTATGGAAATCATCGTCGAAGTATTTTGCCCTTCAATTGATGTCGTCGATCAGATCAATCAATTGCTCCTGGATCGCGACACGCTGTACAAAGTCATCACTCGCGGCATGGTATTCGAACGGATGATGTGTACCAGCGAAGCGCTCAATCAGACTCCGGATATGATATCGGCGACTCCTGCGCGGCTGACATTCTCCCAAGTTCTCGTCCAGAATCCCAAGCCTATAATGTTCAGAAATGCAGGGGACTCTTCTATGATCGACCGAGGGCTGGCCCTAGCTGAAGACGTGGTTGGCTCGGCCGGCGATCTGTTCGACTACGCAGTAAACGGCGTCCAGAACGCCGCAGACTTGTTCTGAGGTGCCAATTGAACTCTTTCCTCAAGTCTATTCTCAACACGCCTACTCTCACCATACGCGATGATGTCACCAAACTTCCTGTCTGGAAGAGTCTTCAAGTCAAGAAAGTGGAAATTTACTCGCCGGCTTCCGTAGTGTCGAAACCTCTGGCGACGAAAGACCAGACGGAAGCTCAAGTGTACACCGAAGCTCTGGACATTGATGTGAAGAATGGAAAGATCATCCAACCGGTGCGACTCCGCATCAATGCTATCTGTCCGGACCTGTCCACCGTTGAAAGTATCATGAACGCTTTCAATGATAACACCTCGACTTTCGCTATCACTTCTAAGTCGATATTGGCCGATAAAATGGCCATCATGACGCTCGATGTAGATCAGTCTCCAGACATGTTGAACGCGGCTGAGATCAATATGGAATTCGAGCAGGTTGAGCCTCCAGTATTGAATGAATTCGATCCTGCGTTCCCTCAAGATAGTCCGACTTATGGGGTGCAGATTCAATCTCTTTCTGATGCTAATTTGCTGGATTTGGGCGCCATCGGCGATTCGATATCTTCGGCCGCAAAATCGCTATATAATCGCGTGACCAGCTACTTCTGAGGATGTATCATGCTTGAAATCAATCTTCCCGATGGCCGTCAAACTCGCGTACAAATCGAGGCGTGGTCAGCATTGGATGGCTGGGACCTCCAGCGCCGTTTCGTCGAATTTGCTGTCAGCCAAGATTCCGACTTCCGCCGCTCTTTCACCATGGAAATCCTGGGCTATGCGAAAGTGCTGCTTGGCGACGATGACACCGGCATTCCGCTGACCACCGCGGCAGTCATCAACAACCACCTCGGCCACTGGAAGAACGTGGAACTGGTTTTCAACTCTGTTCTCAAGCACAATGGCATCGACCCGGCCACGCACGCCGACCGGCCGGACTATTGGGAACAAGTCGGATCGCAGATGGCCATCGCATTTCTGGCCGAGGCGTCCAAGCTCATTGGTCCAGCAATGAAGATCGCCGAAGGACTCGCCAACAAGCCGGAGTGATTCATGTCTAGTGATTTGGATGAATTCATACTTCGGTATGAGGCCGATACTGCCAGAGCCGAGCGCAATCTGGAGCGCCTCCAGAACCAGATCAGGCGCGTGAACAGCGCATCGACGAGTGGCCTTCAGGATTTGCGCCACTTCGCAGACGGCGCGGCCACTGAACTCGGCCGAGTCGTTCCGCAGATCGATTCTGTGACGAGCGCGATTCGCGGGATGAACGCGCAACTGGCGATAGGCGCCACTGGCGTGGCCCTGGTCGCGGCCGGCGTCAAGGCGTTCATGAACACCAGGGACCAGTACAATCAGCAGCGCATCCAGGCGATGGACATCGGCATCGCCCCGGCACGCTTGGAAGAGTACCAGAGAAAATTCGTTCGCCAGTCCGGTGGAACCATCAGCCGCGAGCAGGGCGCGGAGATGACCAAAAATCTGGCAGACACTTTCCGGCGTGCTTATCGCGATATCGGGCGAGTCGGCCCGGAAGCGCGAATTCTGCGTATGGCCGGCGTTGATGTCGGGAGCTTCCAAAAGGGCATGCGGCCGCTCAACGACATCATTACTGATCTGGCCACGAAAATGGCCAAGCTGAAGCCGGACGAAATTTCTGCCTACGCTGATGCCCTTGGCGTCTCGCGAGACTACCTGAGCACCCTGGCTAAGATCGGCCCAGCCATGGGAAAAGTCACCGAGATGACGACTGCGGAACTCCAGTCCAGGGTCCAGGGCGAGTCCAACATTCAGAAATTCAACGATGCTCTGGCGAATCTCAACCAGACGTTCACCACCCTGGAAAACCGAGTCGGCGAAAAGCTCGCGCCTGCGTTCACCAAGCTGATCGAAATCATCGACAAGATAGTCCAGGCTATTCCCAATGAAGTGGAAGAATTCGCCAAGGACACCAAAGCCCGCTGGGATGACGGCATCACCGGAAAGGCTACGGTTGGTGGTGATATCCTTTCCCTTCTCAGCCCTGGCGCCCTGCTAGGCCGCCTGGCCTCCTGGGGAACTCGGCGTGGGATGGAAGAGGCAGGCCTGATCGACAAGTCGAAGGTTCCCGGCGCTCAAACCAGCGAAGACCTGGCCAAGAAACAAGAAGACCAGGACAAGGCTACTAAGTCCATGAAAGAGCTAGAGAAGCTGGCTGACCAGACCACGAAGTCTACCAATGATTTTGCGGTGGCGATCAACATGTTCAGTGGCGCGGTATCGTCGTTCGCGAATGCCGTTGACGAGCGCCAAGCTTGGGCAGCCTGGGCGGGGGAAATTGGTCGGGCGGTCGGTATGGGAAGCACCGCGCCGACTTCGCGGGCAACCGGCGTCTATCCGCACGCGATCTATGATCAGTCGAAGAGTGGCGCGGCCGGACAAGTCTTCGGCGAGCCAATCGGCGCCCAGTCTCTTCGCAATCGCATGTTCTCGCCGCAGCGCAAGGCAGAGCCGGTCACCGTTCCATCGTACATCAACGATATCATCAAAGATGCTTCGAAGATGTACAACATTCCTGAGCTGGACATCAAGAAACTCATATACACCGAAAGCCGATTCAACGCCAGGGCCACCAGCGAAGCCGGAGCGAAAGGCCTCATGCAACTGATGCCGGAAATCGCCAAGGCGTATGGTATCACTGACGTATATGACCCTCGCCAGAACATCCTCGGCGGAACGCGCCTACTGCGTGAAAACCTAGATCGAGCAAATGGCGACATGCGGTTGGCCTTGACCTACTATCATGGCGGACTCGATCCGAAGAACTGGGGCCCAAGGACTCGCGCATATCCGGGTTTGGTAATGAGCGCTCCAATCGAGCTGATGGAAGAGGCTCAGCGCAAGCAGAAGGCTGCGGCCATGACCGTCGCCAACGAGACGTTCGCCCCGGAAGGCGGCGACATGGACATTCGTCCCTATGATGGCGGGCGACTGGAAACCCCAGACCAGGGCAAGAAGGAAGATGAGCGCCGCGAAGCCCGTCGATATGACGACAGGGTTGTGCGACCGGAAATTCGCATCATCGACCGCATGCCAGACCGCAGCGACGGCGAAATCCTCAAGATGTCTAGACGTCAAGAGGCCGACCGGGCAGATTCTGGATTCCGGAAGTTCCCGAATCAAGTTCGCGGCGAGACCAAGCAGAACATCCAGGCTCAACTCACTGCAGGAGCCATCGCGCAAGTGATCGGCGTTAACCCCAACCAGATCATGCGCCGCGAAATCAGCCGTTCTGACTTGCTGTTCGGATACAACCAAGCCATCCTGGGCAAGCAACAGGAGATCAAGGCCGCCGCGACCGAAGCCAACAACGTATTCCTGTCTCCAGCCAAGCTTGCCGAAGCCACGGCCAAGGTGAACGCCGCATCGCGAGAAATGGATATTCTCAGGACGTACGGCGAGCAACTTCTGAAGAGCGCTCCAGAGCGCGGCCAGGAGCTGACCATCGGTCGGATCGACATGTTGGTCAACGTCACCGGCGCGAATTCTCCGGAAGAGGCTCGTGAGATATTCAGCAAGCAGACTGCAGACCAGCTGACTACGGCAATCCAGGACGCTCAAAACGATTCCGCAACTAAGATACTCTACTGATGAAAAAGAGAATTCTGCGAGTAACATTCAACATGCCTTATGGACCCGAAGTCATCCGCGAAGATCTGGATGTTCGGGTCCGGATTATGAAGGCTGCGTTGCGGATTCAGAACCGGGCGACGATGGAAATTTTCGGCCTCACCACTCAGCTTCGCGAGTCTCTTCTGTCGCAGTTCACCGCGTGGAAGCATCGGCAACGTCAAGTGGGCATGGAAGATGAATTGATGATCAAGGTGTCGGTGGAAGCCGGCTACTCTGACCAGGGGCGCGAGCAAGTTTCCAGAGTCTTTGTCGGCGAAGTTGCCATTGTCGATATCATTTCTCCGCCACCGGACATTGGAATCCGCATCCAGTGCTATACCAGGCAAATCGACAGGACGAAGACCATTCGGAATATGCCGCCCGCCAACACGACGTTTGTCAAGTTCGTCGAGTGGGGCGCGAACGAAATGGGATTGAACTTCATCTGCGATACCAGTTACAACGATCAAGTTCTGAAGAATCCGGGCCGGTCTATCACTGTCGCGTCGGCAATCCTGGCGTCGATTCAGGATATGTACATGCCGGACGTGGCCGCGTTCGTCGATGACGACATATTGATCGTGAAGGACCGCGATAAAGTCATTCGTCCGGATGAGGTGACCAACGTCAACTCGTTTGTTGGAATTCCATCTTGGTCTGAATGGGGCGTGGAATTCCAGTGTCTGTTTGAGCCATCGATTCGTGTGGCTGGAGGCGTAGCGGTCGAATCTCTCATGAATCCAAGTGTTAATGGTAACTATGTAATAACTGCTCTGGAATACGATTTGGCCAGTCGGGATCGGCCGTTCTATATCAAAGTCATGGGGAGTCCAGCAGCATAATGGCCAGGGAAATCAAATCATTCAACATGTTCGGAGTTCACTATACTTCGCGGCAATTCTCTGCTGTCGATGGGCTCAGCATGATGTCGGAAATTCAGAGCGTGCCGCCAGAAGAATTGCTCAAGGGTACTGATGTATTGGCGCATCCGGAAGACCATCCGGAAGGCATCTGGCTTCCATTGACTGCTGCGAACATCAATCTTTATGTCGTTGATCGAGCGAAAGTAATAGCTCCCGTACAAGTTCTTGCACTTCTGTCCGAAGTGGTAATCGACTGGAACTTTGGTTTTCTCAAAGACTGGACCGGAGTCAAGATTCCATCCAGATTTGTCGAAGATATCAAAAGCGTGAAGACGGCACATTCACCTTCTGTAGTTGCGAGCTTGGTCGCGAACGGCTCAGCCTCTATGCGCGAGTTGGAAGAGTATTATTCGACTCAAGATGCGTTTAAGATGATAGACATCATGACGGCGAAGAGCGTGAACGAGGCCTTGGCGTCCGAAGCATCGCACAACAGAATCAAAAAGGTATAATTCCTAACCGGGCCTGGGAAGGCTATACTAGACCTGCCAAATCAGAGGCTTTCCCATGTCCAATATATCTCTAACATCCGCAAAAGCTCCCGACAGGACGCGACTGATCGCTGCTCTTGACGCTCGGTCGCGGCGGGACGCGCTCGACTTTGAAGTCATGATTCCCGCCCAGGTTGTTCAATATGATCGGGCCGAAAATATCGCTACAATCCAACCCCTCATCACCTGGGTCGATACGGAACACAATGCCGTCCAGCGGCATCAACTGGTTGATATACCGGTGATTTCCATGGGCGCTGGCGGTTTCCACATAAGTTTCCCGATCCAGCAGGGGGATATCGGCTGGATTTACGCGGCCGACCGCGACACCTCACAGTTCTTGGAGTCGCTATCGATGTCGAAGCCGAACACCGGCCGCATCCACAAATTTGAGCATGGTATGTTCATACCGGACGTATTCCGCCGATATACCATCAATTCTGAAGACTCGGCAGCGATGGTCATCCAATCGACTAGTGGAGCGACCCGAATTTCCATTCGCGGCGACAACATCAAGATCACTGCGCCGTCGAATGTCACCGTGGATACTCCGCAGGCGAATTTCACTGGAAGCGTGACTATCGCCAACACCCTGGTTGTAAACGGCGTCAACGTGAACAACCACGGCCACCTCGAAAACAACCCGCCTGATGCCCGGACGAAAGGCGGCATGATTGCTTAAGGAGATTTTCATGGCAAGTTTTGATTTTTCTGATTTAACAGCGGGGGGGGG